TTTGGAACCAGTAAACTAAAGGGGGTGGGTAAAACTCTAGGTACAATACTTCATGACTTACGACACATAACCGATGACGAAGAGGAGAAGAGTTATGGCCAAGAAGAGGAAAAGGAGTAGCAACAAGTTGTTCAAGGTGATAATCAAATCACTTGAACCTCACGGCAAGAAGGCCAAAGTCAGAAGAACCAGCCTTCAGTGCTGTGCACAAGATGAGGTAGAAGCCGTTGAGTGGGGTAAGCACCAAGCAGAGTTTATAAACAGTAAGAATCCTGAAAAGGAAGCCTGCGTTTATGAAGTTAGGGAACTCTAGGAAAGGAGTCGAGTAGCATGCCACAACACAAAATAGAAATACTCATTGATGGTGAAATTGTCTTCGATGACACAACAGCATATGTGTGCGAAACACTTCTCTCACCTATACCTAAGATAAAGAAGCTGAACACAGCAATTCTTGGTTCTATGACTACCGCTGCAATTAAAATAATAGAAGAATTACCGGCGGATAAACATCGTTCCTTTATAATAGAGTTTGCTGAACTAATGCAAAAGTATTGCCCCTCACTAAGAAAAAAATCTATGCCCAATTTCGATTAGTAATGAACATTAAAGGTTTACGTAAAAAACTATTCCCATTTCAAAAAGAGGGAGTAGTGTTAATTCAAAAGCGTAAAGGTAGAGTACTCCTTGCAGATGAAATGGGTTTAGGTAAAACCATCCAAGCAGTTGCGTTCTGCCAACTTAGATGTAAGAAGAGACCTGTTCTAATAATATGCCCAGCAAGTCTAAAGTATATGTGGAAACGGGTCATTCTTGAATGGCTGCCAAAAGGTACCAAGGTTAAAATACTCAGAGGTAAACGAGGTAAGAAATTAAAAACCAAAGCAGACTTTATCATAATAAACTACGATATACTACCAAACAAATTCATCAAACACAAGAGCAGAAGAAAGAGAAGTAAACGAAAACCAAGAGAGGTTCCATACTCTGGATGGATAGACTATCTTATGGACTTGAACTTCCAAATAGGTATAGTTGATGAAGCACATTATATAAAACATAACAGAGCGTATCGAACCAAGGCTTGTAAACGCATACTTAAGAGTATTAAATACCTCATAATGATAACAGGCACTCCTATTGTTAATAGACCAGAAGAAGCGTTCAATTCCATACACCTAATAGACCCTGACCTATTTGGAAACTGGTTCCATTATGTAAATAGATACTGTGGTGCAAAGAAAACTCGATACGGGTGGTGGACCAAGGGAGCAACAAATACTAAAGAACTCAATGAAAAGTTAGCATCAAGTATAATGATTCGTAGAAGAAAGAAAGACGTTCTAAAAGATTTGCCACCTAAGACCAGAACGATAATTCCTCTTGAAATAGATAATAGAAAAGAATACACGCAGGCAGAGAACGAGTTTATAGAATGGGTTAAAAAGAATAGAGGGGAAAAGGCCGCAAAGAAGGCTTCACATGCTGAAGAAATAACCAAGATGGAATACTTAAAGCAAATAGCTATTAAAGGTAAAATGAGGCAGGTGATTGAATGGATTGAAAACTACCTTGAAAGTGGAAATAAACTTGTAGTATTCTGCACACACAGATTTACTGCAGACCTTATATACAATAGATTTGAGAAAGTGGCAGTTAAACTCACAGGAGGTATGGGAAACAGAAAGAAAGACCAAGCTGAAAGAGAATTTCAAAAACGAAAGGGGGTGAAATTACTAGTAGGAATATTTGATGTGCAAGGCAAACCCGCAGGCACAGGTAAAACCTTAACCGCAGCTCCGGCTGCCGCATTTGTTGAGTTGCAATGGTCACCTGGTATTCATAGTCAAGCAGAAGACAGAATACACAGACTGACCCAAAAAGCAAAATATGTAAACATCTACTACCTGGTATCCTACAACACGGTTGAAGAAGACATCGCGAACATGCTAGATGAAAAGTTGAAAGTCACAAGTGAGGTCTTAGATGGTGAACCAGCACCAGGAGAAGACCTGCTGGCTGCAACGCTAGCAAAGTATAGTATGAGGGGGTAAACAAATGCGCCGTACTAAATGGAGTGATAAGTACTGGGATGAAATGATTCTCGTGGTCAAAAAACTTGTTTGGTCTTTCCAAAAAACCACAGGTCTTGAATTTGAAGATTTACTAGGAGAGGGGTTTGTTGCTCTCACCGATGCAATGCAAACCTACAACCCCAACAAGGGTGCTATGTCAACCTGGGTTTGGTCGAATGTTAAAGCTCAACTAGTAAAATACACTTATAAGGAAAAGCAAGAAAGAGAAAAAGTGTATACGGAAGACCTTGCATTCCAACTTTTACTGTCAAGTAAAGCGTGCAGTATACTTGATAGAGCTCACTTCCTTGAAAGACTATCCCGAACATCAGAAGATACCCAAACTGTATGCCACATGATATTCAGTCATCCAGAGGAGTATTATGTCTTGCCTCCAAAATTAGCCCGCGGTAAACTCAAAAGAAAATTGAGAGAGCAAGGCTGGATATGGTCTAGGATATGGGACAGTTTCAAGGAAATAAAAGTTGCCTTGAATGAAACAATAGTCATATGATATAATAGATTATAGAAGATAATTCAAGAAGTGAGGGTTAAATGAATATAGTAGAGTTCTATCAAGACCACGGGATTAGTTACCAAACAGAAGGGCATAAACATTGCAGACCAGGTTGGGTTAATATAGAATGCCCGTTCTGTCTAGGTAACCCTGGTTTCCATCTAGGCTATAATATCAGCAGTAATTACTTCTACTGCTGGAGATGTGGTTGGCATCCGACACTTGAATCTATAGCCAAAATATTGGAAATATCCAAGATAGATGCCAAAAAAGAGCTGCGAAGATACCGGGGGTTTACGCGCCGTGAATATGATAATAAGAATAAGAATCTTCATAGAAGAAAACCTTTCCAGTTACCCGCAGGTAACACGATTGAACTTTCAAAGAATGATAGACTCATCAAAAGACATAAGAAATATCTAATAAAGAGGAAATTTGACCCCAATGAACTCTCACGCAAATGGCTCCTATATGGAACCGGACCGATAGCCTTACTAGATGATATAAATTACCGATTTAGAATACTTGCACCCATATATTTTGATAAGAGGCGCGTGTCATTTCAAGCGAGAGATATAACAGACAAAGCAAAATTAAAGTATATGGCTTGCCCAATCATACGAGAAGAAGTGCATCACAAGAATATACTTTACGGAAATTGGACTCGAGTAAAGGATACGGCAATAATTGTTGAAGGCATATTCGATGTATGGAGACTAGGTACCAATGCCTACGCAACATTTGGAATAGAATATACAACTAGCCAAGTGAAATTAATTGCAAAAGCATGGAAAAGAGTTATAGTCTTATTCGATAATGACCCGCAATCGAAGGTACAAGCAAGAAAACTGGTAGCAGAATTGAGTATGTTTGGAACAGAAGCGTGGGCTGAGACTGTGAGTGATGACCCAGCTTCAATGAACCAGGATGATGCAAACTACATGGTAAAGGAGCTAGTACAATGAGTGGAAAAAAGCGTCTAAAATTCAACAGTCGTGCAAGACAAGTGTTACCAGTGCCTGATGGATGGAAACTTGGCTGGAAAAAGGTGGTTAAATACACTAGACGACCAACAGTTTCAGAGGGATATATACCCATATGCTCACTACTTTCTGGGTGCCAGGTGATAGGTTACTTGACGGGAAGGGGAAACCACACATTAGCATATAAAGAATACAAACGCAGGCTTCAAGAAAAAACATCGCCAGTCCAAAGTGCAAAAAGTATACATTATTATAAAGGTAGTATGATTTACGCACGAGATGAATCAATCGGTGGAAAAGAGTTCAGAACAGTTGAAGAACTCAAAAAGTGGCGGCGTATGCTTCACGTACGTAAGGGCGAATACGGCCCTGCTATACATGTGTGGCCACATGAGGTTGAAGGCCCACACTCATGTGACCACATAACAATACCAGTTGCGTATCGTGAAGATGAAATAGTGCATTTTAATGAGTATCCAATTACAGGTCTACAAAAGATAGGTGTATTAAGGGTTAAGGTTTTAGGGTAGAAAGGGGGTGTTATTATGCTTGATATGCTACTATGTTTCGTGTTTCTTTGTTGGCTATCAATATCAATATTATTTATTATTGGTATTATTGGCCGCAACCATGAAGAGAATGACTGATTAAACTCAAACCGAAGGAGAAATTGAAATGGTAATCAAAAATGATGTAAACTTGAATGAACTGTTCGAGAATTCCAAAAAAATTGGGCCGGGTAAAATAGGTGGTTCAGTTAGCACAGTTCCTTTCGCAACAATATCACCAAGAACCCAGAGCATATCCTTAAATTACCTAACTATAAAGATATTAAAGGAACTTGGCTTACTTCTTAAAGGCCGTGTATACATCGAAATGGGATGTACAAATGATTACCTACTACTTAAAATATCAACAGAACCAACGCCAGATTCCTTTGTGGCCACTCCAAAGAAGTTTGGTCCTGCCGCTGCTACTGAAACACTCAGAATCGGTGCAAAACCACTCATCACAAAACTCAATAAGTATATGGAAGGAGATAAACCATTACGTCTTAACCTTAGAAAACACCATATGGTAAATGAGACCTCTATAATTTTGGCGTTTAGATTACCATAAACCATAAAAGGAGATTAACAATGCCAAACGAAAACAAAGTTAGAAAACTTGAGAAATGGGAAATTGGTGCGTTGAAACAGTCATTGAAGCAACCAACCAGTGAAAGGTGGTTGGAGTGCCCATTTGCTTTTGACTACCTAGGTGAGTACTATTACCCTATTGCAACAGAGCACTGCACTGAAATATGTAGTGTTCTATTCCCAAAATGTAGATATTCAGATGGTTGTCCACGCGAGTGTGATAAGCCACTATATACAGAAGCATATGTAAGCAGAAAGGTAAGGGCCCTTCTCAGGAGTCAAGGGGTTGAATTGTAATGCGTATGTGGATGGTGGACCCAAGCAGTATGTGCAGAAAACACCTATTGGGTGAGCACCTTGAATGCCACATGTTTGCAGGTCATCTAGCCAAAGGTAGAGGAATTCAGGGCTATCTTGATAACAATTTATTGGAGCCTTCCAGTGTCTCCGATAGACATGATGTCCTTGCAAAAGAGATAGGTAAACGAGGATTTAAGCACAAATCCCCACTGAAAAAAGTATCCCTTAGTTCGTATTCTGATAGTCAGGTTAACCATGCCATTGATAAAGAAAAAGCAGAGAGTGATTTACGAGATAGATGTAAAGTCTGCCGACTTCTAGGAAAGGATAAATGGAATGGAAGACCTGTTCAGAAAACATGAAGACGAGCTCTATGTAATCATTAGTAAAAAACTGCTGGATGAGCTCGGGTTTAATACAGATGAACTTTTGGACACTTTGAGATTACTGATAAAAGAAACTAAAAAAGGAAAAAAAGAAAAAAGAAAAGAATCAAAAGAAAAAAGAAAAAAAGACAAAAAATATAAAAAAGAAAAAGGAAAAAAAGAAAAAAGACCAGCCACAAAAAACTCGCAGAGAAAACAATTTCTCGAACTCTTTCCAAAGGTATGGCAAGATGAACGAGTTTTCAGGAAAGCACTAAAGGATTTCTGTCAGCACAGAAAAGAACTTAAACGAAAGCTCACCCCACTATCAATGAAACGGTTAGCAAATAAGTTAACAAAATATGATATGGAAACCGCCATATCAGCTCTCAATAGTTCGGTAGAGAACAGTTGGACGGGAGTATTCCCTTCAAAGGTAATTCAATCAAGTAATAAACCTGCCACCTTAGACTTCCTAAAACAAATATTCTCCAACTCAGATTCTTTAGACCTAAACGATGCACCTTCAGTGCACGCGTTCATAGAATTTTGTTATGAACCTGCGCTACAACTACTGAGCAACAAATCTACAGGTAGTAGAATACTTGCTCAGAAGCTGGTGAATCTTTCAAACTGGTATATGGAAAATAAGAAAAAACCATCCATTAGAGAGTTGAGAGAAATGAGGAACTCAGACAAGCCACATATAAGACGCAGAGCTTCAAGATGGGATAGAACTCCAGGTTCTGTTAAACTCATCCGAGAGTATGTCAAATGGTTATCGGCAAATAGTTACTGGATAGATTCATGTACCCCTAAAACATTTGAGCCAACCTCCACTCTATTCTCAAAGTTTCTCACTGAATATCAAAGGAATTTAGGGGTGGATATAATATCAGGTCGCCCATTCAGTAGGACATAGGTATAAGAAGAGTCATTTCAATTCAGATAGAATGATATTCAGAATCTAGAGTACGCGCAGTCACAGAGAGTCTAACGATATTAAATTTCAAGTCACATCTATGGGAGATTAGAAGAAATGGCTGAAGAGTTTATCGAACGAAGAATTATAACCGGATTAATTGTCTCAACCGAATATATACAAAGATGCTCAAGTATAATTAAACCTAAGCTCTTTGTATCACCAACCGCTGGATTATTAGCACGCTGGTGTCTTGAGTATTTCCGCCAATATGACAAAGCACCAGGTCGTGATATTGAAGGTATATTTTCCCAAAAACTTAAGGAAGGGTTACACCAGGACAGGGCAGAATGGATAGAACGCGTTCTGGATAGTATGAGTACCGATTATAACCCTGAACAGTTTAATGTGACCTACCTTACCGACGAAACAAAACAGTTTTTCAAGGAACAACACCTGAGACGTTTCACTGATGAAATCAGAGACCGACTTGATAGAGGTAAAATAACAGAAGCTGAAGGTACCGCATGTCAATATGTTACTGTAGCACCAGATGATAATATATCGGTTGACCCGTTTGATGTAGAAAATAGTTATCAGATAATAGACCGTGCATTCTCAGAAAGAAAAGAGAAACTTATACATTTCCCCCGTGCACTTGGAACATTGTTCAATTATGAAATGGTTAGAGGTGGATTTGTTGGGATAGTTGGACCTGAAAAAAGTGGCAAGTCTTTTTGGCTAATGGAATTCGCATTCAGAGCCTTGCGTTCAGGAAGTAATGTAGCTTTCTTTGAAGCTGGAGACCAGAGCAAAGAGCAGAAGATTCGTAGAATGGGAATATACTTATGCAGAAGGTCGGATGAAGAACGCTACTGCAACGAGTTGTTTATTCCTGAAGTAGATTGTTTATACCACCAGGTTGACTCATGTGACAAATCTGAGAGAGAAAGGGGTGAAGGTATAGGAGTATCTAGCGAAGAGCAGATACTAGAATTCACATATGATGACCTTGTGAGTAAGTATGACGAGTTTCTAAACCATAGAACATGCAGAAACTGTGAGAGTTTGAAAGGGGTGATATGGTTTAAAAGAAGACCTCCAGTAATCCCTATTGATAGTAGGGACGCAAAAATTGCCTTTGCTAACTTCAGAGATATGTATCCATCAAAGTTTGAGATAATTTCGTATCCAAGTGACACGTTAACAGTAATGGAAATAAAATCAGTATTAACTATATGGGAGAAAACTAAGCGTTTCGTCCCAGACGTGGTCATAATAGACTATCTTGACCTTCTTGCACCAGACCCTGATGTCACAACAATGTCAAGAAGAGACCAAATAAATAGTATATGGATGCGAGTTAGAGGACTATCTCTTGAAAGAGATTTTCTTGTAATCGGTGCTTCTCAAACTGATTCGAGAAGTTATGGTAAGAGTTTAATTGATATGTCTAACTTCTCAGAAGATAAACGAAAACATGCACATCTAACTGCAGAGTTTGGTTTAAATAGAACGTGGGAAGAGGAGTTGATAGGCATTACCAGAGTAAACGAAGTGGTCGTTCGAGAATCTGGAGTTGATAGACACCGACCTGTCAAGGTGTTACAGAGGTTGGAGATTGGGAGACCGTTTCTTGCAAGTTTCAGATAGACTGAAAAAATATCTTGCAATGACAAAAATACTATGATATAATAAAAGAAAATGAAAGGAAGAAAACCATGTTTGAGGTAACTAAAGAGTTCATTTTTGATGCAGCTCATTACCTCCCAGGTCATGAGACTTGCGGGCAGATGCACGGGCATACCTATCGCGTTCTGGTTACTTTTGAGGGAATGTTACTATCACGGCATGGAATGTTGATAGACTTTGGGTTTATAAAAGAGGTGGTCGGGCCACTCATTGATTGCTTAGACCATTCGGTGCTAAATACAGTTCTTCAGGATTCAAGTCTTTCAATCGAAACCGAAGATGGTATCGACGATTGGAGAACAGAGAATCCAACTGCAGAGAACCTAGCATATATACTTTATCAACTGATATTAGGTGGGTTGGAAGTGTATTTTACTGGCTATGCACCTCTTGCAACATTAAAAAGGGTAACAGTGTATGAAACTCCAACTTCATATGCGAGTTATACAAAATCACTTAGGGGAAATAACTAAAAGGGAGGTACACAATGGAAGAGCAACTTGAGAAACTTTTAGAAACAGTAAATGAGGGAACCATATTCTTAAAAGGTGAATTGCCAGCACTTGCAAGAGAGATTCTACATTACGGTGCAGTTCGGCACTTATTCTTCATTGGGTTAACAATGTCCCTAGTAGCTGTCGCGTTATATTTTATATACCGGGTGTGGAAAGAGCCGCGATATGATACTGATGATAAGATAGTTGGATGCGTGTTTCTTAGTTTACTAGCGTCAATCCCATTTTCTATTGGTGTTATTCAGTTAGTACAACTCATTAAGGTACTTGTGGCACCAAGGTTATATTTACTCGAATGTATCAAAGGATTGCTTTAAAGTTAAGCCTTCACGCAAACAGAGGTTTCACAATATAATATAATAAATGAAAAAGAAAGGGGGTAAGTGATATGATTAGAGTAAATGAGATATTCGAGTCTATTTGTGGTGAGGCCGGTTTCTTTCCACAAGGGTCTTGGTGCACATTTATTCGATTCCAAGGTTGCAATCTAAAATGTGCATGGTGTGATACTAAAAAGTCACAAGACCCAAGTGAAGGTACTGTAATGCACGTCGACCATGTATTGCGAATGTGCAATACAGTTAAAGTTATATTAACTGGGGGTGAACCATTACTTCAAGGAAAAAGTATTAAAACACTTACTGATGCACTGTGGGAAAATGGTCATGAAGTACAAATAGAAACCAACGGTTCCATACTAATTCCCCCTGAGATGTATAACAACTACTGGGTTGTTGATTATAAGTGCTGGTCATCAGAACACCCAAAAGTGCATACAGAACTCAATAAGGCTTTTGAACCCACGTGGCGTGGTATGTTATGTATGTATCCATATGTTAAAGTTAAATTTGTTATAGCCTGTAGAGCGGATGCTGATGAAGCACTTAAAGTAATGAAACAACTTACTGATTGCGGATACTCAGAAGATTTCATAGTCAGCCCAGTCGGAGCAAACGGTTCATTAATTGATTGGCTTAAAACGCGAATGTATGAGTATACAAACCGTATAATATTCTCACTCCAAATTCATAAGCTAATTGGGATGCCTTAACGCAAACTAATAATCCACAATATAATATATGAAAGAGAGGTGGTTGAAGTGAGACGCCGTAAGAATTGGGCGGTGGACGGAGAAAGATTCCCGACAGATGCACGTCTACTCACTTCCCATCTATTAAGTCGCCGTGCTGACTTTCAATATTGGTCGTATCCTGCGTTGAAGAAATTATATGTAGGTTCCCTCAAGACCATTATTAAGTTGGCTCAGTATGAAAGGCGTGAAATAGAAAAGAGAGAACTTCAACAAGGAGATAAGCGTAAAGGGGGTGGTGCCAAAGCAAAGTGGACGCGACTTATTACCCAAATGAAAAGGAAATTGAGTAAGGTACCTAACAGTCGCGACCGATTATTGAGAACAATATATGAAGAGATATTAAGGAGTGAGCATATGGGAACCTTGAGGGGGTTCGGTCTTGCAAATGAATACGGCTCCGTTGTTCTCGGTAATCCAGAAACACAGAGTGTGTACCAACTAATCAGAAGAAGTAAACAAACTGAAGGAGAATTGAAGATGGCACGTATTAGCAAATCTGACCTGGAAAAGGTCGCAAAGGAACTCAACAAGACTCTCGGGCTGGTTAACGAGGAAACTGGCGAAAAGGGAATCTCAACCAAAAACATGAAGACTATGAGAGCAGGTATTGTTGAGGCTCTCACTGAGGTGATTTCTGAAGAGGACGAATTCACCAAAAAGACTCAGAAGATTCTCGACCAAATAAGAGAGGAAGAGGGACTCGTCGACGATGAAGAAGAACCTGAAGACGAGGAACTCGAAGAGGACGAGGAAGAGGAAGACGAGGACGAAGAAGAAGAAGAAGAAGACGAAGAAGAAGAAGAAGAGGACGAGGAAGACGAGGACGAGGAAGACGAGGAAGAGGAAGAAGAAGAGGACGAGGAAGAGGACGAGGAAGACGAAGACGAAGAAGAGGACGAGGAAGACGAAGACGAAGAAGAGGACGAGGAAGACGAAGACGAAGAAGAGGACGAAGAAGAAGAAGAAGAAGAAGAAGAAGAGGACGAGGAAGACGAGGAAGAAGAAAAGAGCCTTATAGACCTCGTTCGCGATACCTCAAAACTCGCTGACCTCAAAGACATCGTCAAGGAAAACGATGAGCTCAAATCCCTGAAAAAGAAATTGAAAAGTTACCAGGGATTGCACGGCCCGAAGGAATTGAAGAGGGCGATGCTCATCAAACTCGGTGTTCCTGAAGAAGAGTTGAAACCCAAACCGAAGAAACCCAGCAAGCCGGTTGACCACAGCAAATCCAACAAAGCACAGGTATGGAAGGCATGGAAAGATGGCGAAACCAAAGTGAAGAAACTTCACAAGAAGATTAAAGGTGCTGTCAAAGAGGCCACCATATCCAGCTGGATAAAACAGTGGGAGAAAGGCAATGCTCTTCCTGCCATAGCAAAACAGCAGGGCGCAGATGAAAAGCCTGCAAAAAAGGAAAAGAAAGAGAAAAAGGAAGACAAGACCAAGAAGGAAAAGAAAGGTAAGAAGAGCAAGAAGGAAAAGAAAGGCAAGAAGAGCAAGAAGTAAGGAGACATACATATGCCACAGACTAAAGCAGTGTTAGCATTGTCTGGTGGCACCGATTCGGCAACCCTGCTCGGGTATCTACTCGAGCAGGGTGCTGATATTTGGTGCTGTTTCTTCCACTATGGGTCTCGACACAATGATGTCGAATACAATGCTTCAATGCGTCTAGTATATTACTATAGGGATTATGAGAACCATTTATCCCTAGATTTTTTTGACGTGCGAGGGGTTGTCTCACAGTTTGCAACAGCAACAAGTCTGCTAAAAAGAAGTCCAAAACAAATTCCTGAAGGACATTATACAGATGCTAAAATGAAGTCGACAGTGGTGCCTGCTAGAAATACTATATTCCTAAGTATGCTAATGGGTAAAGCAGAAACCGTTGGTGCACCAACAATATTATTTGGTGCACATGAGGGTGACCATGCAATCTATCCAGACTGCAGACCTGAATATGTTGCAGCCATGAATATTGTAATGTATTATGCTACTGAAGGTAAAGTGCAAATAGAAGCCCCACTTATGAATATGACAAAGCATGAAATAATTCAGTGGGGTTTAGCAATGAAGGTGCCTTTCGCTCTTACTACAACTTGTTACAATGGGAGAGATAAAGCGTGTGGTAAGTGCGGAAGTTGTGTCGAGAGGTTAGAAGCTTTTGAAATAGCAGGTGTAAAAGACCCAATAGATTACGAATAGGAGAGAACTATGTTAGCTGTAATAACAGGTGCTCAAAGGTCGGGGACTAGTTTCTTGGCTTCCTTTTTTGTTAAATGCGGCTTCGATTTAGGAACCAAATTCTGGCACGACGAGGTGGATGGCGGATATGAGAATCCAGATGTCTGTGCATACTACAGAGAGGCTTTGGAAATTCCTGATTTCCCATTTTCCAATTACTGGGATATGATAGAACCTAGAGAACGATTCGAGCCATTGGAGTCACTCGGGAGTGAAAAGGATAGGATTATAAAATTCTCTTATCTATTAATGCACCCCTCTATACTTCGAATCTGGCTTGAGGAAAGAGGTGACCGCGAAGATAAGTTTATAATACTTTGGAGAGATACAAAGGATATTGTTGCCTCCAAAGAGTTAAGGCACCCTCACTTTGAAACAGATTGCGATTTGTTAAAACAATCTCCAGGTCAAATTGAACTTAGCAGATTATTCTGTTACGGTATGCTTAGTGCAAGTTTTAAAAGACATACAGTATTACTATCCCCACGATTTATCATCGAACCCGAAAATTCAGTAGATATGTTACAAAATCTACTTGCACCCGAATTCATGCTACCAGATGATGCAATAAAAATATGGTATGATATGGTAGACCCGTCAAAAATACACTTCAAATAAGGAGAAAGTTCATGTTTAAAAAGTATATCAGTTGGGACGTGGTTCTTTCAAAACTCGAATCTGTTGATATAATAGGGTATCACATATATGGTGTTCCAAAAAATGGAATGATACTTACTGCATTCCTGAAAAATGCAGTTGCAACCATGAATCCTGCTGATGCGGATTTAATACTCGACGATGTTGAGTATACTGGTCGAACCAGGCAGTTTTATCAAGAAAAGTACACAGCACCGTTTATCTCACTGTATAGTAAAACACCTAAAGACCCATGGCTTGTATTCCCGTGGGAAGCCGAACATCCTGCATCTGAAGAAGGAGTGCACGATAATATAGTTCGGATAATAGAACATATTGGTGATAACCCAATGCGTAAAGGCTTGCAAGAAACCCCGAAAAGAATTGTAGAATCGTTTAAAGAGATTTATGCCGGCTATGGTGCAGACATTGAATCTATATTCAAGGAGTTCGAAGACGAAGAGAAATATGAAGGTCTTGTGATAAAAAGGGACATAGAATTCTTCTCCACCTGTGAACATCATATGCTACCATTCAGCGGTGTTGCCCATATAGGATATATTCCAGATGGTCCTGTTCTTGGTGCAAGTAAGATAATCAGGTTACTCGATGCTTTCGCACGGCGATTACAAATGCAAGAGCGCATAGGAGAACAAGTAACTAATGCAATGATGAAGTATTTTAGACCAAAAGGATGTGGATGTATTACAATAGGAAAGCACATGTGTATGGGCTGCAGAGGTGTTAAAAGAGACTCCACAATGGTGTACTCTTCTATGAAAGGTATATTCCTAACTGAGCACAAAGTAAGGGATGAATTTATAACACTCTGTACGGCACCAATAAAGTGACGTAGATTACGATAGAGTAACAGTATCTATATTATCTCCTAATCAGCAAAAATATATGAAGTTCAAATATAGCTGAGAGGTAATCATAGGTAAGAAAAGAGTTATATATCTTCTATATGATTCCTATCCTAAATATAAAGTGAGGATGCGTATGACCAAAAAGAGCAAGAGAAAAAATAAACAAAGAATGGTTGACTTATTCCTAGATTCAGGAGCATTCTCAGCTTGGACTCAAGACACTAAAATTGATATAGACGATTACATAGCATTTATAAAAAAGCATGAGGACATCATAGATGTGTATGCAAATCTTGATGTCATAGGTGATGCAAAGGCTACCTGGCGCAACCAAAGGATAATGGAGAAAGCTGGTCTTAATCCGTTACCAGTATACCATCTAAGTGATGAAAAAACTAGTAAGGGAAGAAAGTATTTGGATAGATGTTTGGAATACCCATACTTCTGCTTAGGTGGGATGGCAAGAGGTTTCACACCTAAGACCAGAATGATGTTTTTAGACCGATGCTTCAATGTAATATGTGATACCCCCGATAGAATGCCTAAGACCAAAGTTCATGGTTTCGGATTGACCGGTCTAAAACTTATGTTAAGATACCCATGGTATTCTGTCGATTCAACTACCTGGGTTATGAGTTCAAGAATGGGCACTATCCTTGTTCCTAGATATAAAAATGGTGGGTGGGTTTATGATGAACGGTCATGGTCTGTATGTGTGTCAAGTCAAAGCCCTAATACTAAGGAAGCTGGTAAACATATAAGCACTTTCACCCCAAGACAAAGAGACATCATAATAGACTATATACATAGTAAAGGTTATAAAGTGGGTGCGTCGCGGTTCAAAAAGGTTAAGCAGACCCATACTGTGAGACAAAATGAGAGGTGGGCTGAAAAGAGACCAGCAGACCCAGACCAGAAAAGGAAACTTGAAATAATAGAAGAAGAGGGGGTGAGTAACCGATACCAGTTGAGAGATGAGTTGAACATACTGTATTTTGTAGATTTGGAAAAGTCTTTCAGGAAATGGCCTTGGCCATTTGAAAAAGGAGGCACAACCAATGCCATCTTTTAAGAAGTTCAGAGACTTTGAAAAGGGAAAGGAAGATAGGAGACAAGTAGCAAATTATGTAAATACATATCTTAAATCTGTTCATTCAGAACTAAGACTTGAGTGGCCAAAAGAGCGTGGACTTGACTATGCTTTTGTTAACAACAAGAGAAAAAGGAAGTGGTTCGGTTTCATCCGATTCTCAAATGATAGTCAGGTCTATATTAAACTAAGGCAATGTGAGATGGAAGATGTGGAAAGTGCCATCGAATCCTTTGGTGAGTACTGGATGCTGTTTGTTTACAGGCCAGATGGTATACTTAGACACAAGTATGCTGGACCATGCTTGGTTCGCGACCTTGTAAAAACATACGGATGGCACATGAGAGAATCAACAGGTAACAAGAATAGATTGTGTATAAGGGTTAATCCTGCTACTCTAATCTATAAAGATTTATATACAGTTCCTGTTGGTATACTCGACGAAGTAACTCTCCCAATGAGTGAAAGGTTAAGGGTTATGTTCAATGAAAATATACTTAGCAACGTGGCTGTTCGAGCCAGAGCAGGGGAATGCTCTGACCAATGCTAAATGTAGACATCGACTTCTAAGTTTCTATCACACTGCTGAAAGGAAGGAACAGTTTAAAAAATACATAAGGACTGGGAGAAACCCAAAAGATGAAGATATATCTAGCGGACACGGGTCCATGCAACGAGGTTCCTAGAGAAAGAGGTATGCTTGACATTCCTAGAAGGCTGTTAAGCTACTTTTGGATAATACATAAAGAGATGCAATCAGACCAAGTATTCAACACTATAGGGAATGAGAAAAGGAGGCAGGAAGATGCTACTCACCACACTGTTAAGAAAGAAAGTAACCGTAGAAAAACCAGTACCGATGGATGCTCAAATAGTAGTTACAGAAAAAGGTATAAAGGTTGAAACCCAAGTTGAGACTGCACAGCGAACTCTTAAAAACTACGAAGAAATTGCAACACGTATTGGTATAAGTCATGAACCTACGAGAATAACTAGAGAAATTATAAAGGCTGATGAAATAGCCTCAAGACTATCTACGTTCTTTATTAAAAATAAAATAGAGTTATATGATTACACTACAGTAGACCGATGGCTTGAAAAGAAGGCCGGCCCTGGTAGAACTTGGATTTGGTGGCCACTCAGAAATATTGAAACTCAACTATTTGGTAATAAAACACTATTATTCCACCATTTCTCCTCGTGGGATGACCCAACTCCATATGATAAACCCATACCGATAGAAACTCTACGCAAAGTAGAACAAATAATTGATAACTTTGGGAGAGATGTTATGTTTTTTGTTTCAGAGGTGACACGTATACTAGACCCATTCATTATGGTAATGCCAGCCATAACAAGCAAAGATAGTTTTGACGAGAAAAACATTTTTATTTTTGATATGTGGGATGAACCTGGATTCAAAAAGTAGGCCATACAAAATGGAGGTGCACTGTTATGGAAAGGGCTGAACTTCTAAAAGCGTTAGAAATTGTGAAGCCAGGTCTTGCAGATAAGGAAGTGATTGAGCAGACCACCTCTTTTGCATTTATAGGTGATAAGGTGGTAACCTACAATGATGAAATAAGCATTTCCCACCCACTTGATGGTCTAAATGTGAAAGGTGTTGTTCCCGCCGATGAATTATACAAGTTCCTAGGTAAAGCAAAAGGAGATGCTGTTAAGATTACCGCAAATGAAAATGAACTTCGACTCAAAGCAGGAAAAGCAAAGATAGGTTTAGCTCTAACTGAAGATGTTAGACTTCCTCTTGAGGAAATAAAGTCAAAAAAGAAATGGTTCAAACTTCCAGAAGAGTTCACCACCGCGATAAATTTCACCAGCTTCTCTTGTTCAGCAGATATGAGCCGTCCAAATCTAACTTGCATCCATGTAAGGCAAGATGGTGTGATAGAATCGTCAGACGGATATAGAATAACCCAATATGAAATGCCAGAAAAGATGCCTATTCCCACCTTCCTACTTCCAGGTACCACAGCACGAGAGGTACTTAAATATGATATTAAGAAGGTAAGCCTATCATCAGGTTGGGTGCACTTTAGAACAAAGGAAGGCACCATGTTCTCATGCAGGATATATGAAGATGCCACTTTTCCCGACACTTCATCCCACCTTGAAGTAGAAGGGCGTGAGATTCTATTCCCTGAGAATATTAAAGAGATATTATCACGCGCAGCCATATTTGCCAAGGCCGACCACTACATAGATGAAGCAGTTACACTAAGTTTTAAGAAAAATAAAGTGCAAATATCTGCAAGAAACGCCCAAGGTTGGTTTAGAGAAAAAGCAAAGGTATCATACAAGGGAGAGGAACACTCATTCAAAATGAACCCAAACTTCCTGAGTGATATTGTTGACCAACTTAGAGAGTGTATATTAAGTGAGAAGATGGCAAAATTCTCAGGCGATAATTGGATTCATGTAATGTCTCTAGTAGGATAAATACTATGGCTATGAAAAGTTTCTTTGACCGAGACCAGGTTAAGAATAGATTAGGCACAAGCACGAAGCATACTTGTGTCTCATGCGGTTTATATAAGAATGTCTTAAGCCCGCGTATGGAGCCGTTTGGTAAATTCAAAAAGAAAATACTTATTATAGGTGAGGCTCCTGGTGAGACAGAAGACCGTAATGGAAAGCAGTGGCAAGGTAAAGTAGGAAGAAGGTTGAAACGCACCTTAAGTTCTATGGGAATTGACTTATTTAAAGATTGTCTAAATATTAACTCAATAAACTGTAGGCCAATAGACGAAAAGGGAAGAAATAGAAAGCCTACAGATATGGAAATAGCTTGTTGCAGAAAGAGGGTACTAAAAGTCATTGACCAAAACAAACCTAGATTAATACTTCTCCTAGGTGGCTCAGCAGTTCAGTCCTTTTTAGGTCACAGATGGACGAGAGGCTTAACTGCAGGTGCAAAAGGCAAAGCAGACAAAATATCAGTATGGAGAGGGTGGAATATACCAGATAGGGACTTTCATGCTTGGGTATGCCCTACATATCATCCAAGTTTTGTTGAAAGAGATAATGAAGGTATTGTAGAAACTATATGGCTCAAAGACTTACGAAATGCTTTGAAGTTTATAAAAGCACCCTTTCCATCATTTCCAAATGAACGGGACCAGGTGGAAATAATAGAGGACTTATCTATACTATCTTCCTTTGAAAACAAAGTAAAATTTATAACCTTTGATTATGAATGTACCGGATTGAAACCACATGCTAAAGGTCATAAGATACTACTAGCATCTGTCGGAGTTGCACCAGACAAGGCCTTCGCATTTGAAATGCCTAATACACCTAGAGCTAGAAAACCATTCCTAAGGTTGTTGACAAATGAGAATATAGGTAAGGGAGCAGCGAATTTAAAGTTCGAGCACATATGGAGTAAGGTGAAACTTAAGACTGAAGTTCAAAACTGGGTATGGGACACTATGCAAGCCGCACATATTATCGACAATAGGAGCGGTATAACCAGTTTGAAGTTCCAAGCATATGTGCATTTCGGAGTGGTTGATTACGCTAGTGAGATAGAACGGTATTTAACATCAGGGTCTGCCAATGCAAATGCGTTTAATAAACTCGAGAAGTATGTGTATGAAATGGGCCGAAAGGAAGAGGCTCTGAAGTATTGTGGTCTTGATAGTTTATTTGAATATAAGTTAGCACTACAACAAATGGAAGAAATAGGTTGCGAAAGTTGGATAGAATGAGGCACTTTATAAAAAGGTCAATAGAGATACTAAAAGAGTTTGAACCTGATGAAGGTTATTGGCTTGCATTCTCAGGTGGAAAAGATAGTATTGTCATGCGCCACCTTGCAGATAGAGCAAAGGTTAAATACATTCCATTCTATAATGTTACAACAATAGACCCACCAGAAGTTATATACTTTATGCGTAAATATCATAGTGATATTACTTGGATGAGACCAAAGGTACCCTTTCTTAAAAGATTGTTTTATCATGGGTTTCCACCTCTTAGACATCAGAGATGGTGTTGCGCAGAATTCAAAGAATCGTTTAAACCTGACGGTTCACTACTGATGGGTTTGCGACATGAGGAATCAGTGAATAGAAAAAGTAGAAAGGTATATGAAAAAAGCAGAACGAACGATAAATGCACCATAATAAATCCAATACTTGATTGGTCATCTGAAGATGTGTGGAGGTACATAATAAAAGAAAATATACCTTATTGTTCCCTATATAATGGTGAGTGGCACCGTATAGGATGTTTATTTTGTCCAAATGCGACACGAAGGGAAAGAATTTTACACGCTCAAACTTACCCAAAGTTTGAGAAAGCCTTTATTAAAGCGTTTATTAAACTTTATGAACACCGAAAGAAAAAAGGCAAACTACTTAATAAATGGGATTCGGGTGAAGAGCTCTTCAGATGGTGGTTGCATACAAGTGATATAAAAGGTGACCCATACATAGATGGGATGTTTAAACTTAAAAGGATACTATAATGGTGAAAGCAAATACATTAGAGGCATACCAATTATTCCATGACGGTGCTCAAGCTCTTGCAAGAGCAGAAATGCAAGGAGTTAGAATAGATACTGAATATTTCAAGGAGCAAGAAGAACGGCTTACTAAAAGAATAAAGAAACTCGAGAAAAGATTACATAAAAGTGAATTTGTTAAAAATTGGAAGTCTTCAATAAAGAAAGTTAAATTTAACATATACTCAAGTCAACAACTCTCGTATTATTTATATAAGAAAAAGAAGTTGAAACCACCTAAGAGAACTAAAATGGGTGGTCAAGGAGCAACCGATGATGATTCTCTTACCTACTTAGGCATAAAAGAACTTCAGTGGTTATTAACTGCTAGGAAGTTGAAAAAGATTAGAGACACGTATATAAAGCAACTTGCAAGAGAACAAGTTAATAACATCATTCATCCTGTATTCAACCTTCATTTAGTTAGAACTTTCAGGTCATCTTCTGACCATCCTAATCTCCAGAACATTCCAAAAAGAGATGACTTTGCTATGCAAATAGTGAGAGGTGGTCTCTTACCAAGAGAAGGTTACTTGTTGGTTGAGTTTGACTACTCAGGTATAGAAGTAAGGGTATCAATATGTTACCACAAAGACCCAAAAATGAGACAATACGTAGAAGACCCTACAACTGATATGCACCGAGACATGGCTCAGGAGATATACCTACTCAATAACTTCGATGAATCAATCCATGAACATGACAGACTTAGAGATGCTACAAAGAACGGTTTTGTGTTCCCACAATTCTATGGTGATTATTATGAAGGGTGTGCGTTCAACCTTGCTTGCAAGTGGGGTAAATTACCACAATCTAAATGGAAATCAGGACAAGGAATAGTAATGCCATCTGTTGGAGAAGATGCTCACTTATCTGATTGGTTGATACAAAATGGAATAGGTTCATACAAGCAATTTGTAACTCATATAAAACGTATAGAAAAGAGATTCTGGAATTCAAGATTCAGGGTGTATAATCAATGGAAAGACGAGTGGTGGGAAGAGTATATTAAAAAAGGATATATAGAATTATTATCAGGATTCACAGTGTCCGACTTAATGGATAAAAGACAGTGTGGGAATACCCCTATTCAAGGTAGCGCATTTCATTGTCTTATGTGGTCATTCAATAGGATTGATGAGGTGATGAGACGAGAAAAGTGGAAAAGCCGGTTAATTGGTCAGATACACGACTCTATACTGATGGATATTCACCCATCAGAGCTCGACCATGTAGTAAGGGTAGTCAGAGAAATAAGTTGCGGAGATTTACCAAAAGCATGGCGTTGGATTATTGTTCCACTAGAGATGAAAATAGAACGTTGTGAGGTTGATAAACCATGGTCAGAAAAAGAAGCACTAGTAGCTTAATAGAAGTAAAAGGTGACATTTGGGAATTTCATAGTGAAGGTAACCCAATAGCGGTTACTACTAATCCTATAATTAACACAAGAGGTAAGGTAGTCATGGGTAGAGGTATTGCAAAGGAAGCCGCAACCCGATTTCCTAGACTACCAGCAGAACTAGCTATGAAAATACAGTCAAATAAAACCGCAAACAGACCACACAATATTGTATATTATTTCCCTGAGTATAATATATTTACTTTTCCAACCAAACACCACTGGAGATATGATTCAAATACTGAACTCATAAAGCATTCGTACCTTAGGTTGAGAAGACTGGTTGCAAAACTGAGAAAAGAAAAAAGGCTGCCAAGTTCATTAAAAGTATATATACCCAGACCTGGTTGCGGAAATGGACGGCTTGATTGGAGTACTGAGGTTAAACCTATACTAGAAAATGAAGTGTGTAAAGATATTATTGTTGTCTACAAATGAAAGGAGTAGTCAATGCCTCTGCATCTAAAGTACAGACCAAAATCTTTTGACAAAATATTGGGTAATAAAGATTCGGTAGTGGCAATACGTAAACTCTTAGAAGATTCAGATAGTAGACCACACGCATTTCTTTTAACAGGACCTACCGGATGTGGTAAGACCACAACTGCCAGAATAATAGCAAAAGAATTAGAATGTGATGGTCTTGACTATAGAGAAGTAGATTCAGCAGACTTTAGAGGCATTGACACTATACGAGATATAAGAAAACGCGCACAACTCAAAGCATTACAAGGACCAACCAGAGTTTGGGTTCTTGATGAATGTCACAAACTTACCAATGATGCACAAAATGCTCTATTAAAATTACTCGAAGATACCCCTCCACATGTATATATGATTCTCTGTACCACTGAGCCTCAAAAATTGCTTTCCACTCTTAAAGGTCGATGTGCGCAATTCCAATTCTCACCACTATCAGAAGAACAGATGTTTAAACTACTCAGACGCATCGTGAAAAAAGAAAAAGAGGAATTATCAAGAGAAATATATGAACAGATAGTCCAAGATAGTCTATGCTATCCTAGAAATGCGTTGCAAATATTAGAGAAGGTACTTGCTGTGCCAAAAAAGAGAAGGCTTAAAACCGCACAGAAGGCTGCAGAGGCACAATCACAATCAATAGAATTATGTAGAGCATTACTCAAAAATAAAGGGTGGGGTTCAATACGCAAAATATTATCCGGACTAAAAGACCAGGAGCCTGAAGGTATACGCAGGCATGTTATGGCCTATTGCTCTTCAGTTTTACTAAACAGTGATAACATGCAAGCAGGTATAATACTAGAAGAGTTTATTGACCCCTTTTACGATTCAGGGTGGCCAGGGTTGGTACTCGCATGTTATCGTTCCGTGCATAAATAAAGTAACTACTTAATGCAAACAGAAATGATTTTCTATAATATAGAAAAATGATAAACGCAAGGGGGTAGTAATGAACGAAAAGTACAATTTAGATTACGAAAGAGATGTAGAAGTAGACCCGGACCAACTAGATGTTGAATTCCTTATGCAAGCTATGCTTGCAGAAAGATATGGTAAGCATGTGGTCCAGTTGAAAGATAGAGTAAGAAGACTTGAAGAAAGGAAGAAAACGGTTCGGTCTGAGCTTATACTCAAAGCCAATGAAGACCCTGAGACCTGCATTGGCAAGAAGTCACCCAACTCTGCGGACCTTGAAGCATATTACAGAGCCCACCCTAAATATAGAAAGGTGGTTAAAAAACTCCTCAAAGCTCAGACCGAACTGGATTATGCCGAAGTAGCAAAGTGGGAAATTGCTGTTACACGAAAGCAAACTATTGAAGGACTAATAGAGTTACACGGCCAGAATTATTTTGCTGGTCCTGAAGTTCCGCGTAATTTAACCAGAGAGTTCATACAAAAAAAGAAGTCCTTAGCAGCCGATTCAGTAGTAGAAAAACAATTAAACAAAAAGAAAAAGAAGAAAAGAAAGAAGTCAAATGGATAAATTGTGGGTTGTTTCTATGTTGTTTTTAATACTATCAACTATAGTATTGTGCGTTATAGCCGCTGGTGCCGTGTCATTTGCAATAAGTAGAGCGCAAATGCTCGGGTGGCTTAGTGCTTTTAGGCGAATGAGTAAAGAACTCATTCAAGAACTCGCAGAGGAGGTAAGTAATGGCAAAGAAGAGAAAGAAGAAGAAGTCGAAACGGGGTAATCCACAACTTAGGGAGCAAGTAACAAGTAACTCACGAGAGCAGAAAAGTAGAGGTGGCTCATACGGATATTTAAATATCCCTCGTGGTATACCACTATATCAACCTGAGCCGGGTGAAACCGAATCTTTTGACCACATAATGTATAAGGTCACAACAAAGAATCATCCAGACCGAAATAAAGCAGGTCGTGCAAAGAAAGGTTCATATTGGTATAAGAGACCTATCAAAACTCATAGGGGTGTAGGCTCAGAGAATGACACCGAGTTATGTCCAACAACCATCGGAAAGAAATGCCCTATATGTGAATATAGAGCAAAGCAGTTGGCTTCTGGTGCGACCAGGGAAAGCCTTGATGCAATTAAACCAAAGTTTCGTACACTGTATTATGTGATTCCACGCGGAATAAAAGGAAAGGATGAGGTTCCTCACCTGTTTGACCATTCGTACTGGAACTACCAGATTCTTCTTGACGATGAAGTTGATGAACGAGAAGAGTTTGGGGTATTTCCAGATACCGAAGAGGGCTATACTGTCACTGTTCGATGGAAGAAGTCATCAGTCGGTAGTGGTGACCCCTATGCAGAAGCAACGCGTATAGACTTTGAGGAACGAGACCCAATAGACCAAGATATTATAGACGGATTACCAGACCTGGATACAGTTCTTAATATCATGGACTATGATGAGCTTGAGAAAAAGTTCCTTGAGTATGACGAAGATGAAGATGAAAGTGAAGAACCTGCTGACGAAGAGGAAGACGAGGAGGTCGATGATGATGAGGAGGTCGATGAAGAGGACGAAGATGAGGACGAAGTAGAAGAAGAGTTAGATGATGAAGATGATGAAGATGATGAAGATGATGACGAGGACGAAGAAGAGGAAGATTCATGTATAGCATGTGAAGGGTCAGGTAAAAACTCAAAAGGAAATACCTGTCGGATATGTAAAGGAACTGGAGTGAAGCCAGAACCTAAGGAAGGTCCGATAGAAGACGATGATGATGAAGACGAGGAAGAAGAGGAAGAAAGGCCTCGTAAGAAGAAAAAGGTAAAAAAGAGTAAGAAGAAAAAAGGTAAGAAGAGCAAAAAGAGTAAGAAGAAAAAGAAGAACAAATGCCCTCATGGGTATAAGTTTGGGAAAGACAATGACGAATATGAAGAATGTGAAGATTGTAATAAGTGGCAAGCATGTTATGAGGCCAGTTAATAATGAAACGGACCAAGAAGACAAGAAAGAAACCGACTCCATTCAAACGGGGTGTAGAGTCAACCACTTTCCCATCTAGAGCACCTAAAGAGGGAACCAGTAAGGATAAAAAGGCTGTCGGGGGCTTGATACCCCGACAGCTTTTTGATACCTTAGTTTTGTTCACCTTATGCCACGATGTAACAAACATACTAATAATACATCAAGCACTTGCCAATCGTCTAAAGAAAGCAATGAACAACCATGGAGAAATGATTGATACCATTGTTAAAAAAGCGGTTGCAAACTGGAATTCAATGTATGCACTCAATGAAGGAAGACAAGGGTGGAGAACTGATAAGAATTTGATAGACCGTTTAGACCAATTTAAACAAGAAATGAGGAAACACCTACAAAAGAGGAAACTATCTGAAAATTATATAGAAATGATAGTATCAGACTTTGAGAAAAAGGTGCGGTTATGAAAAGAACAAATACACCACTCAGTACACAATTAAAAAAACGAGCGAAGAAAAAAACTAAGAAGAAGAAGACCTTATATTCAGGGGACGCTACTACAATGATAAGCACCGGTTCAACGTTACTTGACCTCGCCATATCGGGGGGTAGGGCCAAAGGTGGTGGCATCCCCTTAGGTATATTTGTAGAAATATTTGGTGTTCCAAGCTCGGGTAAAACAGTTCTTGCATGTGAAATAGCAGGTGACGTGCAAAGAAAAGGTGGAGAACTTATGTTCTTTGACCCTGAAGCTCGACTTGATAGGCAGTTTGCTCAAATGTTTGGAATGCATGTTGACGAAGATAATTATATAATACCATACTATGTCCCTGACATATTCAAGCCCATAAGAGAATGGGAACCATCACCCGAAGATGCACCACATATTATATGTGCAGATTCATTAGCTGCTTTAACCACAGAGATGGAAATGGCTGATAAGGATGAATACGGTGGGAGAAGAGCAAAAGAATTCAGTACTGAGTTGCGAAAAACCAACAGTATTCTTAAAAAGAATAATTACCTTCTGGTATGCACCAACCAGATAAGAGATAATTTTGGAGCAGGTCCGTTCGAGCCAAAACATAGTACTCCAGGTGGTAAAGCAATACCTCATTATGCAAGTTTGCGACTTCACTGTAGGGGAGCAAAGAAGCTTAAAGAGAAGAAAAGGGTACTGGGTAAGCCCCAGTCAAGAATAGTTGGGGTTGAGGTCGAAGTTTTTGTGCATAAAAGTTCCGTATGGAAGCCATTTAGGTCAGCACCAGTAACTATAATTTTTGATTATGGTATAGATGATATTCGTCAAAATCTTCAGTTTGTCAAAACTTGCTTAGGTGAAACGGTATATACCGCAGGTAAGACAAAGTTAAATAAATCAATGGAGAAATCCATTGCAATAGTGGAGAACGAGGGGTTAGAACGCAAATTACGCAATCAAACAATAAGGCTTTGGGAAGAGATTGAATCTGAATTTAGCACAAATAGAAAGCCAAAGAGGAGGTTGTGATAATAATGGCCGACTTTAAAGATAATCAAGCGGTTGAAGATACAATACACAACATAGTAGAGTGTCTAAAATATGGCAATAAGTTATTGGTATTCGGCAACGGTGGTTCTGCAAGCCAAGCAGACCACTTTGTTGCAGAACTTGTTGGTGCATATATGATGAGGGCTAGGAAACCAATAAATGCACTTTCTCTCAACTGCAATACAGCAGTTATGACTGCGATAGCAAATGATTATGGATACGAAGAGGTATTTTCAAGGCAGGTTGAAGCACATGGTAAACCTAATGATATGGCAATAGGAATTTCCACCTCAGGTACATCGGAAAATGTAATACGTGGTCTGCATAAAGCGAGAGGTTTAAGTATTATGACTGTTGGGCTAGTTGGTAACATGCCTTTAGATAAAAACACTCCATTTCTCGCTCCTTGTTCTATTCTAATAACTACCTCTTCTTGCTTTACAGATGAAATACAAGAAGAGCATATACAAATACTTCACTATATAGCAGGTCAAGTTGAAGCAGCTCTAACATATAATAAACAGTAGTAATTAAGTGGGGGCAGTAATTATGGAATCAGAACAGTTCATGATTTTGGGCTATATGTTTCTACTTGCACTTATGTCTATACACTTGGAAATAAGTGCATACTTCAACTTAATAAGAGGTCGGTACAAAGATGCAAAAATTGAATTTATAGTATGTGGTTTCTACTGGATTCTTATTGCAGGTGTATTTTATCTAATGGTATTATACAATGATTAAAGAAACCTACTTAGCAAAACTAAAGGAAACCAGACAAGAATATCCTAATGCAACTTTTATTAGGGTAAATAGGAGTGCAAACAAATTACTTGCTCCTTCAGCTTTATTACTAAATGATTTCACTCGAGCAAAAAGATACTATGAGCATAATGCAGCCTTTGAACTAGTCGACTATACAGTTAGATTTAGAAGACAGATAATAAGAAGTAATGACTCAATGGCTGAATTATTTAAAATAAGTTTAAGGGCAAAAGAACATACTATATTCTTTGTATGTTTTGAAGGTATGCAGAAAGCGTGCCATCGTAGAATACTCATGAGAATATGTGAAAGTGAATTTGGTGCGAAAGTTCATGTGGAAGGAGTAGAAATACTATGATTAAGCGTACAAAGAATGTTAAGAAAAACAAGAAGAAAAGAAAAAAGAAAAAAAGTATTACAATTGCCTCTCGAAAAAGTAAAGCACGTAAACTACAGAAGTGGACTGCGGAGGAAATAAGTAAGGTGACCGGGTTTGATTGGGGTAAAGACTGTCCCATAGAACCAAGACCCATGGGACAATCTGGTGTTGATATACGCCTTGAAAAATCGGTATTGGAAGTTTTTCCATACTCAGTTGAATGCAAGGCGCAGGAGAATTGGTCTGTCCATCAGTGGGTTAAGCAAGCAAGAATTAATAAAATGGATGGTACTGATTGGTTAATAGTTGCAAGAAGAAGCCGTAGGAAAGAGGTAGTAATAATGGATGCTGAAGCCTTTTTCAAACTGTTTAAGGGGGAAATATAATGCAACTTTGGATATTAGGAGTCGTTCATTCATTTTGTGAAGACAAACTAACTGGCGAGACGGTGTCAAACTGGAGCATTTGTGGGGTCTTCGACACCGAGCAGGAAGCGGTTAGTCATGCCACAACTGAAAAGCATTTTGTTGGACCAATAACTCTAAACGACTTGCGACCTGATGAACCAGAAGAGTGGAATGGAGCTTACTATCCTAAGGTGTTTGAACGCGTCAATAAAGTTGAAGTGGATGTCAGTAAACCGCTTGATTATCATGGCGGTGACGCTGACGCAAAACTGAGTGAGATGGTCAGGGCGGTACGGGAATGCAGAAGCCGCCAACTCCGCGCCGCCGAGCAAAAGCTGGAACGGGTGCGGGAGTGTTCATCGGCCATTGTTATCGTTGCGGCCCGCAATAAAGACCCAAATTTATCTGACCAAGAAAATGTCAGGCGTGAACTCGCAGAGATATTACAAATAAATGACAAGATGCTCGCAATTCTCTATGACAAGGAGGCCAGCGATGAGCAGGGAACAGGCTGAAGAAATAAAGCGGTTATTGTGTGCCCTCGCCGAGAAGGATGCCGAGATTGGTTGGCACAAGGGCCGTGCTGATGTGGCTGCGGCTCAACTACTAAGCGAATCGCGAGCACTCCGCGCCGCCGAGCAAAAGGTCGCCGAGAAGGACGCGGAGATTGAGCGGTTGAAGCAAGATGCTAAAGACCACGGAATATATGGGTGCAACGCTGTTGTTGGCGGGCACGGCGGTTGTCACCATGCAGATTGCGATATTGGGAAAGCCGAACACCGAGAAATGAAGTTAGAACGTCAACTCCACGCCGCCGAGAAAACGCTGGAACGGGTGCGGGAGTGGACTGAGTGTCGCAGGGAGTACGGCACTCCATATGGAGAAGACTCAGCGCTAACGTTAAAAGATTTGAAACATGTCTTTACTACTGCTCAAGCCGAAGTGCGCGCCATACTCGATGACAAGGAGGCTAGCGATGATACGAGTAACAATTGAGCTTATACCGTTTGGTGTCGGCGAACCGAGAACTCTCGGAATTGCTGAAATAACCAATGACGGAACAGGCGATAAAAATAGAGGGAACTATAATTTTACTTTGTCAAAGTGGGCACCAAAAACACATGAGGTGTGGAAAACGGGACACGTTGTTGACTTTGACAGGAAGGGTAGAGGCCCATGGGATTTGCTGTATCTTGTGCTTCGTTCGTGCGTGAGAAAAAGGAATAAGGAGGCCAGCAGTGAGTAAAGAGCAAGCTGAGATGAGTAAACCTGTTCCCGATGGGTGCCCCTACAAAATCCCGTGTGTAGATGATTGGGATACTGATTCTTATTGTTATACTTGTGATATTAAATGTCACTTAAGGAGGCCAGCGATGAGTGATAACCGCATTGCGGAAATCCGCGCAGAGCTTGAGCAGCGGGGGTTGAATTTGAAAATACACACATCGGCATTCGTGCGTAAGAAAACCAATAAACCGCTTTACACTTGGACGCTACGGAATGAAAAATTAAGGGTAGCCATAAGCAAAAGTGGCTGGCCTTACGACACCCCCCTCGCCGCCGCCGAAACCGCGCTCGCGCTTGTGCGTGATATGGAGCGCAACAGCCCTCTGCTGAAAGAGGCGGTGGAGATAATCGAAGCGTGGCAGAAAGCGGTGACTCCGATTAGCAGGATGATGATGGCCGCGAAGGCGAATGAATTTCTCAAGAAAGTGAACTCATGCGAATCCTCGGAATAGACCCCGGCACAGAGCAGAGCGCGTATGTGGAGCGCGTTGGCTGTGGCAATCACGTATGCGGAGCAGGAGGAAAAGCGATGGGTGAATGTGCGTGTATATACGCCGGTGACGCAGAACACATCGACATTGTCGGGAGATGGACGCTTTGCAAAGAGCCGGAAGAATGTAGCAGCTGTGGCAGGACTATTGGTATTGGGGAATCGTTTGACGCGATAGTTTACAAATGTCCAGATTATGGCGGTCAGCGCGAACATCGCTCCGTCAACTGTGCGGATTGCCTGTCAATGAAGGCGCTGTTCTGCGAGGGATGGTACATCGACCCGTGGCCGATAGTGAGAGAACACATATGGGAGTGTTGCGGTGATATTTCTCTGAAGGAATTAGCCGAACTTACGCCGCGAGCACGGGAAATGGTTTGCGATGCCATACAGGAGAGATGGGATTACTATGATGAAGAACAAGATACCGACAATGCCTAACAGCTACCACGAAACCGACTGCCCCAAATGCGGCGGCGTGATGATGCTGGAGAACATCGAGGACTATCCGAAAACGTGGTAAAGGAGAATATCCAATGAGCAATACTAAAAAAATAAAACCAGATGAGTATAAACTTTATATTCGCTACAAGGGTATGAAAGACTATGAGCATGAATTTTCTACACCTAATTTAGAAGAAATAAAAGACCTTATTCGTGCATTTGAACGAAGAAGAATGATAGTCGATTTTTATGTTAAATACAGAGGTGAGGTAGTAACTATAAGTCCTTACTCACGGAAAGGGAAAATAATAGAGTCATGATTAACACCTTGACAATACGGAATTTTCAATCGCACAAGGAAACTATATTAGACTTATCACCTGGAGTTAATGTAATAACAGGTCCAAGTGATAGTGGAAAGTCAGCAATATTAAGAGCACTGATATGGTTAGTAGAAAATAGACCTAGCGGTGATTCGTTTCGTTCGGACTGGGGAGGTTCAACATTCGTCGAACTTGATTTAGGTAAATTCACTGTATGGCGTGTTAGGAATAAAGACCAGAATGAATACGGTATGTGGAACCCAGACGCAACTAAAGGTGCTCTAATTTTCAAAGCAGTACGGTCTGAAGTTCCAGAGGAAGTACAAAAAGCACTGAGAATTTCACCTATAAGTATACAACAACAACATGACTTATTATATTTATTCACTTCAAGTCCAGGTGAAGTTGCAAAACATTTCAATACTCTAGCACATATAGATTCCATAGATTCAAGTATAAAAAATGTACAAAGATGGTTGCGTGATTTAGAGCGTAAAGTTATTTCGAGTGAAGAACATATAGATGGACTTAAACTACAATTAACTCAATTTGAAAATATAGAATCTCTTGAAGAAAAAGTTAAGGCACTCGAGAGGTTAGAAAAACAAAAAGCAGAAAAGAGTATGAAGGCCATACAGTTGAAAGACTATATTTCACAATATAAAACGGTTGAATCTGCACTCAAAGAATTAAAACCTATACAGAAACTCAGCAAAAAGGTTGACAGTATTGCAAAACTCATGAAGGATAGGAAAGGGTTGAACGCTCGTGCAAACGCTATTGATAATATCTTATCAAGAATTAAATCAACGAGAAGTAGAACTGAAGCCATCGAGTTTAAACTCGAGAGACTGGAAGAAGAATATGAAAATAATTTTCCTGATGTGTGTCCATTATGTGAAAGGCCTATGTGATATGAAAAAGATATATGTAATTACAATATACTACCTATTATTTTGTATATCAGTGATTATACTACTAAGTAGTAATATGGTAGGCCAACTACTACATACTTTTCTACCAGACCAAAACCTGGGTGGTTTAGATAAAAATTTGCTTTTAGTTGATAAAAACTTACAGAACATATCAGAATCAAACATAATAATAGTTGGCAGTTCGTATGCAGCCGACCTTGGGGACGAAAAATTTTGCAATATCAGTATTCGTGGTAGTTCTAATTCGGAGTGTATCTTGAGGAATACTTTAACTGAAGTAAAAGAAGCGGAAATGGTATTATACATTATAACACCTCTTGATGCAATAGTGTCAGATGGAAATCCACTGCTTGAAGCTGTTGCTTACCCAACATTCAAACGAAGATTACACCTAATAAGGGTAGTTATCGGTTCCAGTAAGCCTTTCTTAACTATGAGTGATTTTAAAGATGAGGAAAATCGACATGACTACTTGACTCTTAGACAGCGCAGAAAGTATAAGTCTGCTGAGTTTGACTTTGATAAATTCAAAAGGATATATGATGACTTTCCAAATATAGTGTTTGTTCTCCATCCTCATAGTGGTTTTGACCACGACGATGTATCAAAGGTGGTCTATTCTATGGTCTCCTATTTTAAAAACAGTGATTTACCATTTATAGACCTTACTAAATTACTCGATGATACTTACTTTACAGACTTGTTTCATCTGACTAATAATGGCAAGAAGTTAATGATTAAACATATAACTAAAAGATTAAGGGGGGCAAAATCATGAAATGCGAAAAATGTGGACAGGAGCAACGGCAGTGGGACGTTGAGCCTTTTGATGTGGTTTACGAAGGTCCCGATGGTGTCTACTATGTGGCGAAGGTCTATTCCGAGGATGACGAGACCTATTTTATTGACCGGGATGGCAAAGATTATTTATGCAAATCTATAGCCACCCCCCTGCCCCGCTACAACCTTATCAACCTATCGCCGGAGCGGTGCGCGGAATTGCGCGAATGGCTGGAGAAAGGATGCCCTGAGGGATGGCCGGGTGGGGACAGTCACTTATGGTATCGGTATGTATTAGAAATTTTCCCTGAGTTGCAAGGCACTGGGTGTTACCCCTGCAACAAATACGGCGAGGCCACCATCCGCTACGTCGCGCAAAAACTACTTGAGCACAACGAGCGCAAGCCGGAGCCGGAGTTCAAGCCGTATGCGGCGGTGCGGATAGCGGAAAATTATCGCACGATTCCATACGCACCGGGTACAGTCATAAAGGTCGAAGCGAAATCGACAAGTTATATGATGAGAGATTCAAATGACCGCGAGCATTATGTAAGCCACATTGCGACTATTGCCAATCCCGCCGAAGCCCACGCCATCTTGCACGACCTCGGATACGGCGGAAAGCCCGACGCCGTTGAGCAGATACAAACCTACTCAACAATGTATCAGAGAATGACACAGATTAAAGGTACGGTTTCTACCGAGTTCCTATTAGGGTTTTCTCAAGGATTTAAGGATGCTCTAACTATGTGTATTGAAACTAAAAAAAAGGAAGAGAAGTTAGGATTATGAACGCTATAAAAAGTGCATATGCAATACTTGAATACACTGAGAAAATGCGCACTGGAAAAGAAGTAAAAGTATGTGCGGTATGTGGAAAGCCTATAATAGGTTCCGATGCGTATAAGAGAACAACCTGTGGTAAAAAGGAGTGCCGACTTGCACGGAATAGGGAAGTAGGTAGAGAGCACGCAAGAAAAATAAGAGGTGGTTTGGGGAAGCATGTTGTCATAAATTCTGAAGAAGATTGTATAAAATATGGATGTGATTTTTATAAGGAGCGGACTAAAAAATGGGAGTTTACACTATGTAGAAAATTATGTGATGGGCTCCCAATAAAATATAGTGAGGAAAGTTATGAAGAGGACTAAATTTGGGAAAGCAACAGCGATTCTAACTAGTGACTGGCATATAAGAGAAAGTATACCTGAATGCAGAACAGATAACTTTATGCAAGCACAGTGGGATAAACTTCTTCTAATAAACGAACTATACTATTCAAATGGTAGAATCCCTATACTTCATGCAGGTGATGTATTTCACCATTGGAAACCTTCTCCGTATTTACTAAGTAATGTGGTAGCTAACCTACCATTTTATGATGACTCTAAAGAATATGGTGTAATAGCAATAGCTGGGCAGCATGATTTGCCACAGCATAATCTCGAGTTAATGTATAAGAGTGGAATAGAAACCCTATTTAGTGCAGGAACAATGACAAAAGCAAGTGGTGGCCACTTCGGGTCAGATAAACCGCATGTTATAGAACTTGTGGATTCTGAAATGGTAGTTGGTTTATGGCATAAACTCATTTGGGAAAAAAGACCACCGCACTGGGATAAAGATGGTCTCACAGCAAAAGAGGTATTAGAGGAATTCTCAGAATTCGACCTTATTGTAACTGGTGATAACCACGCATCATTCGTTGTTAAACATGAAGGAAGATTACTAGTCAACCCTGGTTGCTTGACCAGACAGAAAGCATCGGAAGCAAATCATAAGCCAAAAGTATATTTATGGTTTGAAGAAAGTAATACAGTAGAGCCTTTCTTATTTCCAATAGGTAAAAAGGATGTTTCAAGAGAACACATAGAACGGAGAGAGCAACGAGATGCGAGAATAGAAGCATTTGTAGAAAGACTTTCAGAAGAAATCGAAGTAGGTTTAGACTTCAAGGAAAATATAGAAATGTTTATACAAAAACATAATGTTAAAGAACAAATTAAAAACATAATCTATGAAGCATTGGAGGTGGAGATAAAATGAATGAAAGACAATTATTAGAACTCAAAGAAAACATGGCCAGTATCAACCAGGAAATATCTGAGTTGAAGGGTAAGAAAAAACTTCTAGTGGAGCAACTTAAAACTCAATTCAAATGTGAAACAATAATGCAGGCGAAAAAGATGGTCAAAGACCTAAAAAGGGATGCACATAAAATCCAAAATACAATTGATGAAGGTCTTGCCGAACTAGAAGAGGAGTTAAACGATGGGTAAGGTTTCTTCAGCACGAGCTCTTATTGAACGAAAAAAAGGAGAAAGAGACCGAATAGAAAGTGAACTTAAGTCGGCCAAAAAGAAACTCAAGCAAGTTAAACGAAGTCTACGAAGTCATGAAAAGGCCCGAGAGATAATCAGAGAGGTAGGCCTTAAAACGCAAGCCCAACTTCAGTTTCACATCTCTGAGGTTGCTTCATTAGCTCTTGATTCAGTCTTTTCCAATCCTTATACACTCAACGTGGAGTTTGTGCAAAGAAGAAACAAGACTGAGTGTGATTTACTATTTGAGCGTGATGAAAAAGTATTCAACCCCCTTGAGGCGACTGGTGGCGGTGCGGTAGATGTGGCCGCATTTGCTTTACGCACCGCCAGCTGGTCGATGCAAAGACCTCGCTCAAGACCTCTACTTGTTTTAGATGAACCATTCAAAAACTTATCAACTAATCTTCTACCCAAAGCAAGCGATATGTTGAAGCAAATGTCTGAGAAAGCTGGATTGCAAATAATAATGGTTACACATTCAGAAGAACTCACTGAATGTGCTGACAAGATATTTGAGGTATCAATGAAAAAGAGAATTAGTAAAGTAGAGGAGGTTCTGTAAAATGAGTAGCTCAGATATGTCAGTAGAAATTGAAAATCTTAAACGACAAGTTGAAGATTTATCCAAAACTGTTAACCATTTGATTAGTACTAATACAAGGATTACTGCAGACTTTTTTGCATTTAAAGATGACTTATGGAATCATCACCATACAGCTGAATTTGAGACAATCCTAAACAATGTAAAAATAGTTTGTACCACATCCGGACCACATAGAAAGGACTGAACAATGGGATTCATTAAAGACTTCTTCACAAAACCTATAAGCAGGGGTGAGTTTTTCAAAAGAACGGCAAAGACCGGAGCGGTTATTACAATATCCCCAATGTTGCTAGCCGAAACTGCTAACAAGAAAATACAAGAGCGTGGTAGTATTGACAACAATAAATTGAGAACACTGGATGAGCCTGATTTAAGTGAGTGGCAAACATATGTATCAACCTTTGAAAATAATGACATAGTTGAACACGAAATGCACTGGGATAGAACCACAAACCAGAGTTCTACTAAGCTGTCCATTTTTTATAATGGTGAATATATATCTGTATGCGAAATAGAAAGTATAGAAGGACCATCTTTTCAAAGAGATATAGTAGATGTAACTACACTTGATACCGCATATGGATATAAAGAATTCATGTTTCAGCAAAGAGAATTACAACCAGAAATAACTATACATTGTGGCATAGGTTATAGAGACGGGTTAGAACTTCTAACAAAAGCATTTGAGTCCGGTGAGAGATGCGACTTTAAAGTAAAGTTCAACGATGAGTATGGCACCAGTATGATATTTTTCGCCTTTCCTACTGAAATTCCTTTAAGTATATTACCAATAGATAACAGCTTAGACCCTATTATATTACAACGAGAGATGCAAGCTCTACGCCTTTATCCTATTACTCTAAGAATATCAGGTGATGCACAAATCACCACATATGGAGGTGAATAATGGAATCGAAAACATGCGAATGGTGTGGTAAAGAATCGCACTCAATAATTTCAATTAGGGGTCTTGGTAAAATATGCCCACCTTGCTATGAAAAGCATACACTCGAATCACTTGAAAAAGCAAGAGACTTAGTAAAAAAATTTAATGATAAATTTAGATAAAGGCGGGTGGGAGAGGAGCCTCCCGAAAAACTCCTCTCCCGTTGGAGCAAGCGCCGGTACGGAGGGGGTTTACATATCTGTATTCTTTTTTGCAGAATATCTTATAAGTAAAGCCTCTGCCTCAGGTTTAATAAGACCTGGAGCATCCGGTGACAGCGGTGGTAAAATATCCAAAGCAGCTCTAAGTCTTAATACAGTGAAGGACGCATCCCTATTATTCTCAGCATTGTATTTAGCCATCTGTGCAACCATATCTGTTGGAGCTTTATAATCGAAACTCACAGATGCACAACCAGACCACACCATACATGCAAGAATAATCATCACCGCATATACCAATACAAACTCTCTAATTCCTTCATTACTCATTAACTTTCACCTCCCCTACTTTAATAAATGCTGGACTCTTAGCTATCATAGTTGGTGTAACATCAGCATCATCCAAGTTATTAAGTGTTATAACATTTTGAAAATCAACCTTAGGCTTCAATTTATCAGTGACCTCTAACCAATCAGGGCCACCAAGTCTTAGTGCTTGCGACACGGCTTCTGAACAAAATACTTCATCTGTGGTATCAAACAGAGGTCTCTTCCTTAACTTCCTATATGGTGCACCAAGCAATATTCTTACTGGGAAACTGAATATAGCAGATACATCATATTTTTGACCTTCCATCTTCTTTATGCGTTCTACGCAGTGAAATTTATAAGCCTCAATATCCAAAGGAGAATCGAAAAACCAATCGTAACGAAGGCGGTACACCTCAAATGGTGCCCGTTTTTCTTGCTCATATCCACTGAATGGTGAAGGAATAAACCCACCCCACACTGCTTCAATTATACTTGTTTCGACTATCGGCCCATCAAGACCCGTATTAATCTCATTTAAACATATACCCACATGCGTATATGCTCCAGTAGCTATGCGTATCGCCAGTGGATACGGTTTCCATATGCTTTTCCAGGTAAACGGAAAAGCAATGACATCCAAGTTTTCTATTTTCATGTTAATCACCTACCTCAAAATGGCCTTTATCCCACTCAATCATTGGTTCACCACCAAGTTCCATCCATCGTTCATGCCAATACTCCCACCCCCGTTTTGGTGCAACTAATTCACCATCTTCAACAAAATATATATCAGCCGCTTTACCTCTCTGGTGTTTTGAAATTTTAACCTTACCATCACACTTACTTTTACCAGAAAGGTACATTGCCATCTGACCTTCATCAGAGCGCTTAACATAATCAAGAAGTGGATTTTCACCGTCAAGTATCATTTCCAGAAGTAACTGAGCGAGTATTTTAGTAAATTCTGTTCTATTCATTTTTCTAGTTTCCTCATACAGTATGCAATCAACAAAGCCATACGTTTAAGAACTTCCTTTGCTGAATCAAGGTTGGTTACATTATTCTCAATATACTGATTTATTGTTTCTGGAGTCGCATGTAATACCCCATTTATAAAATTATCCAACTTTTTAATTTCGTTAAACCTCACACTGACAGAACTTCTATTATAGGCAGATTCAAGTTTTGCTTCACGTTCAAGTGGAGTTAGCACTCTTATAATCCCATCGTCATCCTTAGTTAACCATTTGCGGTCAAGGTAATTCATTTGTACCAACTGGCTATTCGGAACCTGAACTGCATGAAGTTCAAACGCATCACCACCCTTGTGCCGAACCCACATCTCATCAAGGTTTATAAGGTCCACCATTTCAGTGCCATCAAATCTCTGCCTTTCAAGACCGACCTTAGGAACCAAGTCACCTATTTCAGTATCACCATTAGCAGTAATATGTAATATAATATCCTCTTTAAGAAAAGCTTTCATTATGTCACCACCACAGCCCTGCTTGGGTCATCAACCTTTAACCTAAGTTCCTTAACATATGCTTTAGGTGTTCCAGCACCACTACTAGTATAACCATATATTTGAAGTGCATCCCCATCAGACCAACCTGAAATGTCTTCCGTGAATGTATCATATGTTAATGAGTTAGTACTTTGTGTTGAACCAACTGCAACACCATTCCTGTATACCCTAAAATATACAGTTAGGTGGCTATACTCAGATTTACCCTTGAGTTCAACTGTAAGTTCACCTTCACATCTATTACCGAGAGTACTCTCTTTCAACTTAACCCACGTGGTAGAAGTTGTTGTTTGTTCAGCATCGTTGTAATGGACAGTAAAATCACCAGCTTCCATATCTGGATACAAATCAGCAGCCAGTTTTGCTTCACTTACTGCACCGTCTTCAATCTTATCTTCAGTTACCGCACCGTCAGCAAGTTCTGAAGTGTCAACTGCACCAGATGCAATTTTAGCAGAGGTAACTGCATCAGCAGCCAGAGAGTCACTTGAGACCGCACCAGTTGCAATTTTACCAGTATTGCAATTAAATAAACTAAGCCAAGACGCGTTTGAACTATCTCTTATTTTTAATAGAGTGTTTGCACTATCACCCCAAAACTGGTATCCAACCGGACTTGCAGGTGCACTAGACCCTGAAAAAGTACTCCTCAAGCACGCAAAATTTGTCTCAATATTTTGAAGGTCTGTTTGTGCAATATGTGTTCCTGCAAAAACATCAGAAGTCCAACCTTGTGTCATTGGTTTTCATCTCCTTACTGACAGAACTTTAATGTAAAATGTTCTACCAAAGCATTGATTGGTTCACTCGGGTCAGTTATTGTTATTTCTACCTGATAATATCTAGCAGTCACAATAGCCGATAATATTTCCATCTTACCTACTTCGTTAGTAGGAGGACTAGTATCTCCATACTTCAATTTCATACTTACCTGTGCAGCCTCATTGAGTTCAAATATCTCATTCCATGTTCTAGTTGAAGCACTAATATCATTCCACGTTGTGCTTTCTACCGAATTATCTGGCACAACATCATCCCATGTATTACCAACACCGAGTAATACTATATCTGCAAGTATGTATACAAGATACCTTCCAGAACTCCCAAGGTCATATATAGGAGAAGTATAGGTACCTACTAACCCACCACTCTCGTGCGAACATTTTAAATAGTCTTCACCAGAATATGTTGTCTGTTCCGTATTATCATGGACATCATCACTTTCAGAATAGTCACATGTTTCTGTATGTTGGACTGCCCACCCATCTGGCGGGTCTATCAAGTCAACAGTAGCTGAAACTGGTGTACCACCATAGACTCCGTTGTTTGAAAGTGTATTAGCCCAAAAAGTATGCTCACCCGGCTTGACACCAATAAGACTATAGTTTGGAGCCCGCAACGCTGCCAAAAACACTGATGAATTCCATGATAACCCGAATCTAAATTCGTACAACTCAATATCAGCATCGTTAACTTTAGAAGAATATAATATGATGGAATTCTCATTAACCACGGCAACCAACGCGTTTAAAGATGAAGGTGTATCTGAATAACCAAGTACTACATGGCGCAACTTAAAACCATCATCCAGGTCTTGTTTAACCCCATGAAGTGAAACTGTCCTAAGAATTATAAGGTACTCTTCACCTTCCTCAACATTTTCTATTGAGAAATCATCAGTTGCATTGAACTGATGCTCATATGCACCAGTACTGTCTTCACCGCCGCGTGAAATCCAAACCTCAACGTGGTCATACCACGGATAGTTTGCCGGTTCATCAAATGTTATAACTAACCTAGTGAAGTTGCGTAATCTGTAATAATACTGTTCCTCAGTTATACTCACATTTGATACAGTTGGTGGAGTTGTATATGGGTCTGGTAGAGAACAGGTATACTCCTCTTCTATTGCAACATCATAATCATCGTCATACAGTTCATCACTTTCATAAACTAGAGAAAGTTCTACAAGACCATCTTGTCTAACAGCAGAGCTTTGAACTCGCATCTTCTGTGCAGATAAACCAAAATCACTATTGGTTAAAGTTACAACATCATTGGGTTCTAATCGAAGTGCATCATCACTAAAAGTTCCTTTAATCGTTCGGTCAAGGCGCATCCTCTCAAGTATATAAATTCCCATATCACTAGCTTGCTGCCTTGATGTACAACCATCTAGAGTTATTTCTCTTATAACACCTGTATTGTCACCAACAACAATTGCATCTTCAACATACTCCTTTTCTGCATCTATGAACGATATACGAAGACCGTCAGGATAGTCAAATTTACTTTGCTCTATAATGGAAAGCTCCGCAAGTCCTTCTGTATTCTGAACTATATTCTTATCTGTTAGTGCCAAAGCAGTTGATTCATAATTAAGGTCAGCGTAATACAAATAAAATTTACCGTCATACCAAACTAACTGACCTCGGAATAAATTACATATATTATCTATAACATCCTTACCGGCCATATCTCGGTCAATACGCATATTTATTGTCCAGCCTTTAGTATCACAATAATTAGCAGCTGTCGACCAAGAAGATACGTCTATCCTAGTGGCATCAAATCCATACCCATACCGGTCATTAGTCATAAAATCATATAATGCTAAAACAGGATTATCACTCCACGCTATTTCATATGTTCTAAAATCATATAATTTCCTACCCTTTAAAAGAACATTCCTTTGTGGTAAGTTTTGGAATAGGTCATAATCATATATAAGATGCCAAACAATATAGCAAGTATACCGCATCGGGTCAGTAAACTTTGATATAGCTGCATTTAAATTTGAATCAACAGTTTGTGTTGCTGTTCCACCATGGAAATAGTATAGAGCATTTGAACCAAATTCATTAGCGAGTTTATCACCAAGCCAAAGTTGGTCATACTCAGTACTATCACCAGGTTCTGCATCGTCTTCAGGAGCTGTGTCTATACCTTCACATTCACCTTCAGATAAAGTCTGCACAACCCAAAGGTGTTTATTATCATCACCTGTGGCTTCTACAAATACATCATTTCCACCAATTCTTAATTTACCATACAGTATAGGCAATTTAATACTTGGGTCTCGTGTATTTGCTCTCAACCCCCTGGTTCGCTCTACCTCAGGCTCACCTGCAAGTGCTTGTTGTATAGCACTACTTATAGCAGACAGAATAATACTAACTACAATCCACCCTATTATCGCACCACCGTCAGCATGAATGTAATCTGACATGGTGCCAAAAAGAAGAATTAAAAGTGAATCAATCATACACGCCATCCTTTAAGCACCCTGTAATATCTAGCGGGATATAACGATACCGGGTGGCCTCTAACTGCAAAAAGAGCATGACCATTCCCACCATTTATTGCAAGAAACATATTACCAGATTTACCTCTAAGATGGAGTAACATAATATCACCAGGTCGTATTAAACCTGGTACTATAGGTTGTAAAATGTCATCCATAAGATTAACCATAATTTCACAAGCCTTAGCAGGAGCTGAAGTGAACAATTCACTATAAGTATCAAGAGTGTACCCATGATATTTTTCAGGTAATTCAACGCCCATTAAACGAAGATAGTCTATAATCACTGAAAAGCAATCACAACTACCAAGAGTATATTCTCGACCTATTAATGTCGCTGTAGCATCTGCTAAACTCATTCGTTTTCTGGAACTTTTCCCCACCATATTTCTTTGTCTACTATACTTGGTAGCCACCTGAAACCTCCAAAGTTAGAAGTATTGTTAAGTGCACTACATCTTGAAAAAGACCTATCACACCAAGTCTGTGCACCAGTGTATCCACATTCGGTACCTTTAAACTTTTTCCATCTACAACTTGATGAATGCACAGACAAAGTTCTGCGTGCCCACCTTGATAAAATATTTGTTGCGGTAATATTTACTTTTGATTCTGTGAGACCCCAACTGTCTATTTCCCCTTCAAATATAGTTATTTTAGCAGGTGCATATAAACTATACTCACTACTAAAAACAGGTGTTATGGTAGCGGATGAGTTTTTATTTACAGTTCCCATTATTCACTCGCAACGGTTATATCAACCTGAAGAATCCAAGAATCACCACTTGTCTTAGTTCCTAAATCTTCCACTACTCTTAGTAGCATATCACCACCACCATCGGTAGTGTTATTAAAGACCCCCCACTCATACCAATGAAAATTTGCTTCTGATGTTGTGAAAGTAGATTTAAACCTTACTTTATCTGTACTACCATCTGAATCGGGGTCTCTGAGTGGGTAACCACTATCCATACCTTTCCTAAGAGCCTGCCCACCACTACTACTACTTTCCGCTTCCAATGTAGTTTGTGAAACATCAAACGCAGTATTATTATCACCAACACCTAAAGCTGCATTCGCTTCATTAAACAAAGTGACCCCACCATCACCTATAATAGCAGAGGCAATTGCTATTGCACCATCATCTGTCAGGGACATCTACTTCCACCTCTCTTACCTCATACGGTTCGTCTTCACCCTCTCTAAACTTTAATACTCTAACGACCGCTTTAAGGTTTAATTTCACTTCTTGACCCACCGTATAACTCCTCTCTCACCCTGTCGTTCCGTCTAATAATTTCCTTTGTGCGCTCCTCTTGTATGTACTCCTTCATAATTTCACCCATAAACTTGTTAGATGAAACAGTAGCCACAACAGCATAGACTGCTCCAAGGACCGCAATACCTACTACAACGGTGACACTGACCCAACCTATAATGGCTTTCTTCATCTGTGCCTTGCCGTTCATGAAACCTTCTACCTTCATCTGTGAATCATTAATCGCCTTGAGCGTCCTTTCGTGGCTTTTAAGGCGTTCGTCTATCTCGGCAAACTTTTCCATGCCATGTTTCAAATCATTTGCATGCTCCGTTACAAGCTGAACCATCTTATCGTGTGCTTGACATGTGTTTGTACTTCTCTCTCCCAACCTTACACTCCTTTCTGTTAGTTCAATAGGTTAAGGTAGAATCTCCATTGAAATCCTGCCACCACTGTCCTGCAGTAGAGTTGTAAATGAATCCATACATGTTCTTGCGTTCAGGCCAAGCACGTTCTACAGTGAATGTGACTTTTGCATAGTTTCCGGTTCCAGAGTCCACCGCGTCAAACTGTCGGTAATAGGTCCCTGCATAATCAGCACCATCACCGTAACCAATCTTAAAGCCGCCCCACTTACCAAGGGCTTCACCGGGATGATACCATTTAGCCTGCGTCATAGTTTCTACTAGACTGTAGCAGTCATCGGTGTCCTCGTTGACCCAAGTGTTGTTAGTCCAAGCTCCCCATGTCTCAGAAGCGGAAGCAGCTATAACTACTTCTATGTTACTAAGGTCTCCATTATTCGGATAGTTTGCCGATGAAAAGCCGTCATCGTTCCACACTCCATCTGGCTTTAGTGATATGGGATTTGAACTGAACGAGCCACTGACACTTGCACTCGGATAGAAGGAAAAGTAGTCTCCCGTTTCGGAAATTGAGCACATTCTCGGAAGATTCATGTCCCACCGAAGATATGAAACAGAGTCTATCGGTGTTGAAACATAAGTCCACTTTCCAAAAAGTATGTTTGCATTTGTGTCTTGTGTCGTTCCATTATTAGAAGTGGCATCGTCATAACTACCAGCCACCATAAGGCTCGGGTCTATGACGATGGGCGGGTCGAAGTGGTCGAAGATGTCAGTCGGCACAGACCACGTCTCCCTGTCACCATCCACTCGAACCTGTGCGTCAAGTATAGGGACGACAGCTTTGCTCCCTTTTTGAGCACCCCACGCACTTATAGGCAGTTCATAATTCTTGTTCCACTTTGCGCTTCGAGTTACTTGGAAAGTGAACGATGTCGGTGCGCTGGAAGAGGTCAGTACAAGAGACACTTTCACGCCGTAGTCACGAGCTTCAAACCTTACATCGGTGTCTCTCCAGAGGTCGTTTATGTCATATTTATTGTCAAGCGTATCTGCCGAGGCCGAGAGTGTCTGAGTGTTCAGGGGAACAAGTTCCATGGTTTCCCCATTTACCGTGTACTTTATCTTTGACATACCAACCTGAACAGTATAGAGAGACTCTCCTGCCTTGACAGAGAAGTCGGGAGTAAGGTCTGTAACAAATGTTTTAGAGCCTTCATGCTCTACACTCCCTGACTGAATCTTTACTTCTACCGTTCTAGGCTGGTAGGTATTACCCGGGTTAGGAAATTTAACATTGCCTGCTCCGGCAAGCAGTGCTTCACGCTCCTCTTCTGTAAGACCGTATGCCGGTCCAGATAGAAGCAGAAGTGAAAGCAGTAATACAAGCAACCTTTTCATGTTTAGCCCCCCTTTATTCTGCCGTATCGTATTTTAGATAAAACCGAGCGGCATTCACTTCGATTGCATCATCAAGCTGGCATGACAGCTTTGCATAGCACCATTCACCAGCAGTATAGTCAGTCTCGGTAAGAGTGTCAGTCTTTGTTTCCCATGTCGTGTCTGACGAAGGTTCTACATCGGCCGCGTTAACACCGTCATCGGCATCTTCATTACTATCATATATAGTTAGAGTCATTGTGTCAACCGTTCCATCACGATACACATCAATAGACACATTCGCTCCACCGTCATACCAAGAGTCAAAGTCTTCAGGTAGTCTGAATGGCAAATACAAGTCAGAAGATACATTAGCATCACCACTCTGATTTGCACGTGAGGCCGATATTCGTGCACCATCACGCTCCTGCACAAACCAAACCTTATCAAGATTAGTTTCACCTATCGCTCCGCGCCAGTCAAGTACAATTGCCTTCGTTTCACTACCACCACCAGAACCAATATCAGCCCATGAACCTGAATCGTTATACTCAAGGTCACCGGTCGAGTACCTAATACCTCTTGCACTTGCGGATGTTGGGTCGTCCTCTGAACCGAAGAGCAGAGCCATATACGTGCCGTCATACACAAGGTGTATATCCTGAGTCCCATCACGGTCGACATCCATATCCAAGTCACTACCAATGTAGGCTGCGAACACCAGACCTGCGAATAGACAGAACAGTATCGGCACGAATGCTGTACTCACCAATACCGCTTTAAGAATTCGTTTAATCACTTTCATAACAATTCTCCTTATTTAAAACTGAGCTATTGGATTACTAGCATCCCTGTTTGTATCCCAGTATTCCAACAAACAACTACTATCAGACTGGATATTAACAATGAAATACGCAGACTCATCAGTTACCAAAAATAACTTACCGTTGTCTCCAATTCTCAAATTAGGCACATTTAATTGACCAGACATAGTATCACCAGTAACGTCAACATGCCCAGAGTGAGGTGCAGTTGCATCAACATGGTCAATTATATCTTCAGTATTTTTAGACTTTGTTCCACTTGCAGCCAAAACTATGGCATAGAGATAATTCCACCTATACGAAGAAGTACCAAGGTCTCCATCCTGGTCAGCGCGTGGATGCGGTGCTTTAGTAGACATAAAACATTACCTCACTTTGGCATTATCCCACCGGTTGTCTCATTATACTCCCAGTAATCTTCTTCACCTATTGAAGCTGATGGCATTATACCACCAGTCGTTGCATTATACTCCCACATTCCTAATACAGTATCACCTATACCAGCTACAGGCTGGAGGTCTTGGACTTCGGAATCACTCTCCCAGTATGACTCTAAGGTTGATTCTAAAACGTCATAAGATACTATATTATGGTTTTCATCTAAAAGAACAATACTGTATGTAAGTGTACCATTACGTGGGGAACCACCAACAAATGTGTTTACCAAAACCCTATCAACATTATCTACATCAACAGTGAACTTATCCACTATTTCTTCAGACGAGTGCATAGCTGCATCAGCAAAGAAAGCTCTAGGAACATACTTATCACCACCAACGACTAGTGGAATGTCACAATCAGTATATCTGAAATGAGTGCCTTCTATCTCAATATCCAGTAAGTGAAATATACGGACTTCTGAACTTTGCAACTCAGAAACGACTGCAGAAACAAGAGACCTCATTCGTTCAATACCCCTCTTAACTCAACACCTGTGGATACAAATAAATCCCTAAATGTTTCAAACTCAAATATGTCCTCTGCAAAGGTGCATCGAATCTTTAGTATACCCTGAAAGTCAGCGGTTATTATTGAACCATCACTGGGTGTGACCATTGCACTGTCATCAAAATCTATCTTATCTGCACCATCAGTGCCACCACCAACTGTATAATTATAATCAGAACCATCATTTTGGGCAACACCATCTATATATATAGTATGGGTAACCGCACTTTTACACGGCATATTAAAATCGGTTGTGCTTCCATCTCCTTCGCCCACATATTCTCCCGTGTATGTTGGGTAACTCATTTCTGGCTCAGGTAAAAAGAAGTTAAACGAACTGTAAGAGCCTTTCCTTGCATTATAGAATTCCCATAAAGTTTCTCCGTCTGACTTCGGTATATGATTGTATCTAACAATAACATCCCTACGCGGATAAAGCCATTTCTGCCGGCGTTTTTCAACAGACTCATCATTAAATTGGGTCTTTAAAGTCTTCCACCGTATTTTAACAACAACCCTAGGTGTTATTGAAATACTCGAGTACTCTGGAAACTTAGCCATACTATCTAGTCTCCTTGATTACTGTTCTTAATTGTGAATGTCCTCTCTGTAAAGCTTCCACAAAGGGACCAATTATAGCATTCGGATTCCTTCTAGTAAACTCTACAAAACTCTTGGAATCAAGTGCAGCTATATTAAGTTGTATAGTTAAAGGCTTATCCTGTTTAGTATCAGTAGTTTTGACCCCAAGTTCTCCACTAGAAGTTCTGGAAAGAGGCACGACCGCTTCAGGACCAGCTTCACCCATAACTCCTGCACCGCGTTGCATAGGAAACACAACCGGCTTATCTACCAAACCACCAGCCGCAAAATTAGTAACAACACCACCTTTAGCAAAACTTGGAACTGCTGACACATTTGAAAAAGCACTTACTGCTCCTTGTGTTTGATACACCGCAATCTGTTGTTGAGCTGCAGATGGTCCACCTAAACTAAAACCTAAACCACTAAATACCGCACCAAATAAACCACCAAGTTCATCACCCTTACCCATGAAAAGTTCTTTCATAAGCTGTCCGAGTATTTCTGATACAGCTTTCTGCAACGCTTCAAGAAATGCTATAAAATACTCTCTTAGACCATCAAGCTCCCCTTTCATAGCATCAACAAAGAACATTGAAAACGCATCTTCCATAGCCTCTGCAGTTCGCTGTGAAAACTTCACCATATCCCACTGCAATTGTCTTTTCTTTTCTGCGTATATCATTTCCAACTGAAATAACGTTGTTTGAAATTCCTTCTCATTTTCTATAATAGCCGCAGCCATGTTTACTCTATTAATATGTTCATCTAAAAGTAATTTCTTCTTTGTTTTAAACAATTGGTTATATTCATCTGTAACTTCTTGAATAAAATCTTCAACCTGTTTTGCTTCTCTATCACCTATAACATCAATTTTCGCTTCACGTACTTCAGCAAGTAGTTCTAAAGATTCCCTAAGCTTATCGGCATCATCAGTAAGTAACATAAATATTCGCTTCTGCTGTGTATACCAAAGATTGACCTGCTCAATATCGTTCATATAGAATGAATCGTGTAACTCGCGTAAATCAGAAAATAGTTCTTCTTCATACTCCCTCTTTTTGTCATAATACTCTTCGTCCTTTGATTCTCGTATCTCTCTATACCAGTTTAATACCCTATTCAACTCTTGTTCACTGTCTATTCTATTTCTAGCAGCCTCTGCAGCCATCTCATATTCACGTTTGTTTGCTTCGAGTATATTATTTGTAGATTTTAAATACTCAAGTTCAACACTCTTTATAAATTCCTTTTCCTTCTCACTAAACTTACGATTAAGTATAGTCTTTTCAGCTTGGAAAGACTCAAATATAATTAATTTAGCCTTTTCATATCCTTCAAACATATCCATAAGTTTCTTGTAATTATGTATAAGTAACTGTTTCTCTTGTTCAAAATCACTACTATACCGAGCTTTAATTTCAAGTTCAGGTAAATCTTCTTCAAGTCTTTCTAGTTCATCACGTAACTCTTCGGTGAATTTAAAACCAGGTTTCTCTCTTAGCTTAGCAAACATCATATCTATTTGTCGTAAACGCTCATTCGTTTCTTTCTTGGTGAAAGAAACTTTAAAAACATCACCCGGTATTAGTGACTCTATATCAGGAAAGTTTGTTATCATAAGTTTAGCCAACTTATGGTACTCTTGCATACCCATTATATTTCTAAGTATCCATAAGTTAAGTTCCATATTCCATTCGGCAGCCTTTTTGAAAGCAAACGTACCAATACGCACAGCTCCAGGTCCACCTGTACTAAACTCAAAAGCTAGTTTACGCAAATTAAACGTTAGTTCGAGTATATTTTCACCAAGATTTTCCATAGACATGTCAAAATCAGCAAGCATATACAACATATCAGTCAAATCTTTATTTATACCTTTAACCCAGTTTTTAATCCAATTTGTTGGGCGTAAACCAAACAGTGTTTCATACCGTTCTATCACCGCACCAAGTATTTCTAGCTGTGACCGTAAAGTATCAGTTTGCTTTTCAAATGCAATTCTGACCGAACCAGATGAATTCTTCAACTTTTCCTGAATTTCAGCTAAGTCATCAGCTTGCGCACCAGTTAAAGCTAAAACACCAATTAATGCTCGTATATTTTCAAAAAATACACCTATTGCTTCAGAATTATTTTGTGATTTAGCAGCTAAGTCAGCAAGTGCTTTCGCTAAACCTTTAGCCTGTATTGCTTCAGCAGACAACTCAACACCAAGTTCAGCAGCTAAATCTTTAGCTTGCTTGGAGGGGCTTAAAAACTGTGCAAGAGTTTGCCTTAAAGAAGTAATAGCTTCATCCGTAGATAAACCACCTCTAGTTAAAGTGGCAGTAACCGCAGCCAAATCTTCAAGTGGAACATTTAATGCAGCCGCAACAGGAATAACTCTTCCAAAAGTTCCTGCTAACTCTTCACCAGTAGTTTTCCCAAGTTCAATAGTTTTGAATAACACATCGTATACATTTGACAGTCGGTCGATTTCCATACCATACGCATTTATAACTGTCGTCCCAACATCTATTGAATCAAACTGCGAAGTCAAAGCAGCCTTTGCAAACATAGCTGCATGACCAACAGATTCAACCGACTCAGCAGGTTTAACTGAAGCAGACAAAGCCTGATACATAGCTTTAGACAACTCAGTGATTTTACCAAGTTCAGGATTGGTTAACATTAATTCCCGTCTAAACTCATTCATATCCTGAGCACTCATGTGTAATAACGTTGTCACATTTGCCCACTCTTTTTCAAATTCAGACGCAACCTCTATAGTCTTTTTGACCCCTGCTGTGAATAAAGCTGCACCACCAATAGCAATGGTGAATGGGTTGATGGCCATACCAATCATCAACCCTTGCATCTCAGCAGACATCTTCATACCATGTTGAAGACCTTTGCTAAATCCACCAACTGCATGTTGCATATTAAAAAAAGTTCGAGTTCCAGCAGTGCCAAGTCCTGCAAGTTGAGTCTTCATCCCTGCAACACTAGACTCAGCTTGACTGGTATCAAGACCTAAGAAGGCTATTAAACCACCAACATTAATCATTTATTTTCGCCTCTTCCTTTTAGGCTTTTTACCATCTCTAACCTCACCAGCTTTAACCATTGCCATCAATATTGCTTTTTGTTCTTCAACCGTTTGCTTTTTAGGCTTCTTTTCTTCTTTATGGCGACCACCAATCTTGTTCTTATATTCGTTCAAACCACTATTGGTGTCTTTAACTTCAATTTCATAAAAAGCCATCCATTCAGATAACTGGGAAGAAGTTAACTGCTCAAGTAAATGGTCTGGATGAGCAAAGCCTAACTTTTCACAGAGTCTGAAGAAGAATCTTCTGGTTGGTCGCCTTTTAAGTTTTTTACCAAAGCCTCTTGTTCTTCCCTACTTATTTTATTTACCTTATGGGCGGCATTTACAATTAATTGCATTTTCCATGCTGGCATTCGTGTGCTAAGTATTGTAATATCTTCCTCAGTCAAGAGCAAATCGCCATGTTCATCACATACTGTATTTACAGCCAACTTCGCACGCAAATCTTCAAGAGACCGTTCAAAGGTTAAATTACCCTGTTCATCTTCTCTTTCATTTGCCATGACCCATCTTTCATACCGGTCGCGTTCCCTACCAGTCATTTCTCTAACAAATACATGTGTATTGTCTGGAAACTCCACCTTCTCAATTTTCAACTCAACTTTCTTTAATAAATCTTGTCTATTTAGGAAAGCCATGATTACATTTCCTTTCTATGTATAATAACCTTGATTAGGTTATTAAGTTATTAGCCCGGGCTAGGACCACTTCCGCTATTCACTGTAACAGACCCACTAACCTTGATTGCCACGGTTGAGCCAACCTTGTCGTCGGCCGATATTGACAAGGGACACTCAGTAACCAATCCCTGAAATTCAAAGCTCGTGTTGTCATCATCTGGAAGGACAATTTCATAGTTTTGAAGGTCTTCATCTTCAAAGTCATCCTTCATAGTTTCATACCCATCACGAGTGAAATTCATATTCAGGGTAACCGTTCCACCATCTCTGAAACTAGTTATGAACTCCCTATACCCATCCGTAGAATCCAAGCTGGTAACATCAATGGTTTCCCTGGTCATAGTGGGACCTTCAATGCTGTTAATTTCAGCGATACTATCCCACTGCCCAGTACTCGTATTCCACCTTCTGAACTGGGTACCTACACCTGAAAAAGCATCAGACATACAGTTCACCTCCTTTGCATATCAATATTTAGTACGAAGTGCGCCCTATTGTTCTCATCCCAGTTGAGAAACGAGGGTGCATCTGCGCACATTATAACGGAGTAGTACGCTCCGTTAACAGTCGTGTGTCCTTTACCATGAAGTACATCTTTAATATCGTTCAAAAGGTCAAATCCTGTTAAATAATCATTGTTCCTAACCATTATTTGAACTGAAGGTCTCTCATATTTTTCGGCCTTATCAAAGGTGAGGTCTTGAGCAAAACCTGATGTATCCACAATTACCACACAATCATCAGGTGCATCTGGTATCCTTCCGATAAACAGATTGGTAGCAAAGGTTAATCCTAAACTAGTTTCATCTTCAAGCATATCTTTTATATCTACACTTGGTGCATTCATTATTCAAACTCTTTCTTTATCTCACTTCTAACAGCACGACCAGCTCCACCTGTTGCATATCCGGTTGCCCTCATTTCAGCTTCAAATGCAATCAACTGAAGTATCTTCCGTTTATTTCTACGAAGTGCGGCCTGAAAAAACTTAGCACCAGAATTAGGCCTTTTAAATTTGGCTTGTAAATTTTCATGAACATACGGTGCGTAATAAGCACTAAATCCCATAGCTATTGCTTCACCTTTAGCTGTAGAAAGCATCATATGCGCTTTTACTATAGCTTCAACATGTCCTTGTTGCAGTTTATTAACATCAGCAGTTTGTTCTGAACCCCTCTTACTTTTTCTAAACTTCGGCTTTCTTCCTCTTGCAACTGCACCACGAGAAGTTGCAACAAACCAACTATTACTCAAATTACCTAAATCAACGGGAATCACAGGTGGTGTTTCATCCATGTCCTTTCTGACAAGTGCAGCCGCTCTAAGAAGCCCAGACATCGTTCTATCTTTCACTTTATCAATCTCAGTCTGTACGTTATTTATAACCTCGTCTAACCCTTGCAAGCCAATACCGGTCTTAGGTATTTTAAAATGACCAGGTGCTCCACCTCTATAACTCTTAGACCTAGGCATTATAAATACACCATCCTAAAAAAATCATCAGTACTTAGTGGAGCAGGTATTTTATCTACCCTTATTATAGGATATGCACCATCAACAGTGAGTGGGTCACCTTCCTGGTCAGAGTCCAAATCTGTTAGTTCTCCAAGAAACAGTATACCGTTTAAATCAACGTCTTGCGCAACAATAACCTTTGCTTTTGATACAACTTCTTGTCCTTTAGCATCAGTAACCAATTCACTTACCTCATCCCATCTCACGTCGATTTCTACAGGCTCATCCCAGGTAAAGCCCCCATAGCCATCATTTTCAGGTCCACCCCAGTATACAGCCGTTTGCACAGCAAATACTTCAGATAGATTTTGAAATGCTCCCATTTATAAACTCCTAATCATAAGTGAAGCTAGTAAAAGCTGTAACCCTAGCTTTCTTATTACCAAGTGCCGCAAACTTACCAGTGGTGTCAAGCTCAAGAACTGTATTACCATAAGTGGTCGATTTTAGCCCTCTACCAAGATTAGCAAATTCTATACTCGGTGCTGGCCCACCACCTATCTTTTCCATAGCAGCCATTGTTCCTCTTTTAACTGTAGTAACATAAAGATGTGCAGTCAACCACCTCTCAATCTCTTCTTTTAACGTGTCCGTTATTGTGGTATCACTTCCAACAACATCAGTCACCAAAGCATTTGCTGCTATAAGCATTGCCGCAAGTTTGGTTGAATTACCGTCCTCTTCCAAAATCTCGTTTACCTCTTCTACTGTCGTTCGAGCCATTTACGTATGCACCCCCTGTCTAGATTTCCACAATTTTGGGTCGATAAATTCTAATACCGCTTTCTCATTCCACTTTAAACCTAACCACTCAATCGTATCATATAACTGCCTATAATCACCTCTTACCATCCTATCAGGCCAAACAAACTTCATATTAACTCCTACATCATTCATTTCCATAAACCGCTTATGATGTTGCCGCACCCACCACTTCCAACCTTCAAATTCGTTTTCAACATTTACATATTTCCTAACATACGATTTTCTGAAAGCAGCCATAAACCCAGTTTTACAACATGAATTAGCTATATCACTAGGTTTCCTGCGAACAATAATCCACTTAGCATCTGGAAAAGCATAATGCCAAACAGGCCATATCAAACAGAGCTTTGCACCTTTGTAAAACCATGGCCCACCGGTGTACCCATCGGCTATTATCTCATTCTGAACTCTATCTCTTAAATCAGCAGGTATTGGTAAAGACCTTATATCTGGTAGAGGATACTGTCCAAGCGGGTCAACATTTATTTTTCTAAGATACGGCTTTACAATATTATTTATTATCCTAACATTTTCATACATACCTTTTGCATTATTTTTATTAGGCCCTCTCATATTCCCACCAAAAGCACCGCACTTACAAACAGACCCTGCAACCATACTAGTGCCAGAACGAGCTGCACCTGTTATTAGAATTGGGTCAGGCATTTTGTCTTTGTCTATCATTTCCAATTCTCCAACACCCATTGCTCATTTACCATATGTGGTCTCGGTCTACCGTGAAAACATACTATTCTAGCATCTTTAGGTAAACCATGCCTACAATTGCGTTTATATGAATAAATACCAGATACCACATTTTGCAAAGGAACATACTGTTTATTATGTAACGCAAGTTCCTTTGATACGTATTCTTGGTCACCGGCCTGACATGAAGACATTACTCCCTCATGGAAATCAGCGTATACAAAGGTGTAATCTTTAGGTTTCCACAGCATCATACCTGATGCGAGAAAACCCTTTTTTCTGTTTTTACTATTCCAAGGTTGAAGTGCAAGAAATTCACCGTTTAACTTAAACAAATCATCTATATTACCTATTATAACTGTATCAAGGTCAAAATAAAGCACTCTGTCTGTTTGGATAACCCCTGGTCTGAATAACTCTATTTTAGACCACCACCGGTCATAACCATGTTTTAAAGGAACAATATCTACTCCATCAAGATTAAAGTCAATATCTGTTAAACATACCATTGAATACTCTGCGGTGACATTTCTATATAACATATTCCTAAGTTTCTCCACATATGAAATATCAAAATGTCCACCTGAGCGCAATACACAAGCAACAGTCATCCCAGTTTTAGAATCTCTAACAACCTCTCTTATCACATCAAGGGTCTGTTGTGTAGAAACACGCTCTTTCTTTTTCTTTTTTACCTTTAAAGGTTTCTTAGGTTTAACTGTTTCTTGTATAATAACTTCTTTACCAGATATTATATTAGAAACTCTCTGCGAAAACTCAGCAACATCATGGATATTCTTAGTATTCTCTATAAAATAGGTCTTATTCTTGACCTCAGGAGGACAACAATACCAAGCAAAATCTCTGTTATAAAAATCATTCCATATCATAAAAGTTCTTACACCAAAGGTTGCAGCCATTATGGTTAGCCCCGATGGAAAACCTACAACACCAGTACTACCATTTATTAAACCAAATAACTGCTCAACTGATGTTTCACCACGCAAATCAACAGCATTAGGTATATGGTCCATAATACAATCAAGTACCGGATTGTCGTCTCTATCCCAAGCTGCACCTGTAAATACTGGTGTTAATCCAGTATATTCAGTCACCGATAAAACAAACTCAATGACCTTTTCAACTGGAAATTCATTCAACCAGTATTTATATGTTCCAAAGAATGGTAAATACCATACAATATATTCACCATACTTCTTGACACTCTCTTCTTTAAACCTTCTCTCTTCAAGTGATACGAATCTTTTCGGATGCCAATTTGTCTTTAAATGAGGGTCGATTTCATCCATACTCTCTCCAACCCTAAGGTGCCCATTATACGATATAAAGTAATCGCAATCATGCACCCCTTCAAAACACGTTCTACCGGGTCGCCCGTACGCTTCCTTCCATATCTTCCTTAATTTAGGACTATCGTTATTCACAAAAACCTTACCAGTACAATTAATAAAAGGAAACATTCTTAGAAATGGAACAGACCGTTTATGACCATCATGTGCTTTATCTCTATTACATACAATACATACATCAGGAATACCTAATTTATGTTTTTCAATAAAGGCCTCAAGTTTTATCACTGACCAGAATGAATCACCTATACCAGGTGGAACTAATATACTAGCTCTCTGTTGATTAGGTTTCTTACAATTAAAAAGTAATTTCGACTGAATTGGTTGTGAAACATTAACAATTTTAAAACCTACCTTCTTGAGTAATTTTCTAAGTTCGGCCCTATTAAAATACCATAGGTGCTCATGCTTCCAGTGATGACCTCCACTTTCATCAAAATAGTTAGGAAAGTCTAGAAAACACTCCCCATTTTGTTTTGTTATTCTAAACATCTCTTCAAGCATTTTAACAGGGTCTAATACATGTTCAAGAGTATCATGGCACGTTACTATATCAAAATAATCAGTTGGAAAATTTATGTCTTCCAAACGCTCACGATATACCCATTCATCTTCACTACTATCGGCGTAATGATACTTCGATAACTCACAGCCGCAAGCCTCTGCACCCCGTCTTCGACATTCCACAACAAAGGCACCAGACCCTGACCCGACATCGAGAATCCTATAATTTGTTCCCTCTCGTATACCATACTCGGCACACCTCTTTTCAGCAAGCTGTATATCATGATTCCAGTTCTTAGCACTATATTCATTACATACAGGTGGGTATGTATTTGCATAAAATTTACCCATCTCTTCGTCATTATAATACGGTGGTCCTATTATTCTAAAAATACCACACTTCTTACATTCACCAACCTTGACATCGTGTCTTGCAAAAGACTTTGCAAGAGGAAAAGCCGATGGTATATCATCGACTAAGTTCATCTCCTTACATCCACATATACATGGTATGGAAGACAATCCTCTGCACTGAGCCTCAATATCAACTAGTGGTGGCGGTGGTGCATGAAATACATCTTTTTGTTTCATTAGTACTGTCTCCTACATAATTCTACACTAGGTATCCTAAAACTTGGTTCATTACAGTGGCACAGCTGAATTATGAATGACGCTACTTCATTTGGGTCGATTAAAACACCCTTCTTATTATCACCACCCATATCAGTAGCCATCTTACCTAACTCAACATTAAATACCCTAACCCCATGTTCAGTAGCATCAAACTGTAATCCTTTTGACATTCCTTGCAATCCTGCTTTGGTGGCACTATATACCCACTCACCAGGGCCCGGCATATTGGCTGAGAGAGAATTTATATTAACCACCACCCCTTGGTTCTTACTTAAAGTATCCCACAGCCAATATGTCAACAACATAGGTGTAAAGAAGTTAACATCAACCATTTCCGCTAACTGGATTAAACCCAACTTACCGGGCCCGCCCACATGCCTTACTCCAGCATTGTTAATCAAAACATGAATTTTACCACTACAACTTTCTACAATATCTTTAAGAAAACTTGTGTGACTCAAATCACCTCTAAATACCTTAACAATACTTTCCCTAATATCTTCAGGTGGTTTACTATTCTTACTAACAAATACTATATCATAATTTTCTTTTGCAAACTTACGAGTGAGTGCAGCTCCCAACCCTCTGCCAGCACCAGTTATGATTACAGTGCGTTTCTTATATAAGTTCATACAACACCTCCTTAAAAGAAAGGCAATCGGTCATTCTTCAAACAAATTATAGCTGGCTCACCCATTAAGTAGGCATCAATCATTGCCTTTTCGGTCAATCCACTATTAGTGGGGAAGTAACCATGTATATTTTTAAACAATCCAACGAGACCTTCCACATTAAGAGGTCTATGAGTTGGCCCGTGTGTTGGATAATCAGAATTACCGACCAGTATGACGGGGAGTTTCTGCTCATCAATGTCGATTTTGATTTGCTCAAACGGTCGTTCAAGAAGAAAAGGGGTCAGTGAGTAAACGAACGGTCGCAAACCCTCACCCGCCATACCAGCCGCAATAGATATTGTACTTTGTTCAGTTAGGCCAAAATCAAAAAACCTATCAGGAAAAAGCCTCTTAAATTCGTCCATTTCCTGATGGACATCACAAGTGATTAACACTACATTAGAATCCTTCTGTGCTATTTTAACAATAGTTTTACCAAATGTTCGTCTCATAATATCACCATATTAAAGTGCGCTTTTCATTATAACCAAGTTTTGACAGGAAAGGAACTAATATCCCACCCATGTTCTTTAGATGTGCTACCTCAGCCCACTTATGACCAAGTAACTCTTTAAGTTTATCTATATCACCAGCATCATAATGCTCACGAAAAGAGTTATTAGGAGTTACATTTTCTTTCCGCCAGTGAATTGCTGTATCATTTATTTCCTCACTGTGTTTTGAAACATCAACCCCACAATGTGTAAGAACATCAACCAGTAATTCATAACGTTCCTCTTCAGTCAAATTCAAATCAAGAGGAAAGAACTTAACATTTGGGTGATTGCTTAATTCCCTTACCACTTCAACATAGCCATCAACTATATAGAAATGGCGTAAATTTGGTGCTCTTCTCTCACGAGTTAAGAGAGAAGCAAGTGGGTCTCTTATTGGTATAACCGTTTTAAACATACTTGCTAAAAGTTTTATACCACCAATAGACATCTTGTTCTTCCGAACGATATACTCCTGAATAGCATCACCACCATATGAAGGCCATGATTCCTTATATGGTGCTGGGTTATAATAAAAAGCAAAAACATGGGTATGAAGAATAGTTGGAATTGAAATATCTACAGTCATATTTACAATTCTACTCATTATCTCCCCAGTGTGTTCAATTTTGTATCCAAGCCTTTCGAACAATCGTAAAACAAACCATGTACCTGATTGTGGCATGGTTGGGCAAAATACTAAGCTCATTTGTCACCCCATAACATAGCACCAAGTATATTTTCTACACACTTTTCCAAATATGTTATACCGGTGTCCACCACCAAGTTAAAATCACCAGGTTCATATAGCAACTCAGTATCTACAAAATTAGGTCTATTCCTTCGTATATCTTTATAGCACTCACAGTAAACCGAAAAGAACCGTTTCAACCTTTTACGCATTTGCATTCTTTGCTCTAGGTAAGGAGCAATTTGTGCAATGATTACATTAAATCCTTGTTCCTGAGCAAATTGTGCAAGTTTTATTACATGCTCATTATTTGCTAGTACATCTTCCTTTGTAAACCCCAACTTTCTACCGAGAAACTGCATCTCACGGTGTTTATCACCATCTATTACAAGGGCATTTCTTACTTCCTTTTGAACAAGCTGGTAAGCAATAGTACTCTTGCCAGAATTAGGCATACCAGTCAACAATAAACACCAACTCATTGTAACTCCTCCAATAATAACTGCTCTTCCTCATCATTAGGCCACTTCGCATGCCACTTGGGTTGTCCTTCCATAAAACTAACCCCCTTACCTTTGATTGTCTCAGCTATTATAAGCAAAGGTGTGCGTGTATGCTCAATTTGTTTAGAAGGTGGCCTATTTATTGCATCAGTTATTTTAGCCACATCATGACCATCAACATTTCTGACACTCCACCCAATATTAAAAGCAACCGAGTCTAAGTATTGGGTTGAATGCAACGTGTCACTTATAAAATTTGAGCCTTGAATCCTGTTATCATCTACAATAACTACGAGATTGTTAAGACACCGCATCTCATCTGCACAAAATTTTGTTCCTATAAGGAGTGACTCCCAAGTTGTGCCTTCCTGTGTTTCACCATCACCCATAAGAACGAATACTCGACCAGGTTCTCCTTTAAACTTTTTTGCAAATGCCATGCCTATTCCGAAAGGAAGGCCATGTCCAAGGCTCCCAGTAGTCGACTCAACGCCATTATGTATATCCCTCTCAGGGTGCCCTGAGAGCCTTGGTTGATAGCCTTTTTCCTGCAAGAGCACATAGAATGGCCAGCATCCATGCCCTTTGCTCAGGACAAACTTATCTTCAGGTGTCATTACATGGTCGAACAACGCTATTAGAATTTCTACGCACGAGAAACTCCCACCATAATGATACCCACCATTTGACTTACTTAAAACGTAGGTATCTCTGCGTATCTGTTTTGACCTTTCATTCAACTTTGTCATCTTGCACCATCGCGTCCGCACAAAACAAACCGTATTTATTAACAACTTCAGCAACTTTAAATAGGTCAACATCTTCGATATAGTGTTCAACAGTCATCACCGCAATCTCACCCATACTCAGCTTTATCGTGACTTCCCTTACTTTTGACGGGTCAAGTCCTAAAGCCGTAACCAAGTCAGTTATAGCTGGATGTGGAACAGCAATTCTAGCCATGGTTAGCTTTCCTTTCAAACGGATACCATCCAACAATATCAGGTCTATCTTTTTTGTTTGGATAATCAATACCTTCGACTGGTAAAGAAATATCCGCAACCTTAGGTTGAAAAATAAGGTCTTTTCGCACAAAACTCATTTCAATAAGTGGTGGGAAACAATATCCATCATACCACTCAGGTGGTAGAGAATTGTTAGCATGAGCATGAAATAGGTAAAAGTCTTCACTGAGTTTAGACATAACCGAACTGTATGTCCTAAACAACTGCTCATTCACCTTCTTTATAACATCGCCGTAGAATGAAGTGAAATAGGGGCTCTTCCCTTTCACCCTATCATTAAGAGTTATTATGTGGAACTCCGCAATGACTTGCGTGAACTTCTTAAGCTCTTCATGGCTCAGCATTAAAAATGCACTCCATTCATTCCACTCAATATCCATCTTAAGTATAGAGTTTGGTGCAACACCAGTCAAGGTACCATACCCTTCACCTATTCCATACCGGTCGAAAGTGAATTCGGGAATACCTTTTGGCAATCCACGAACATTAGGGTCTGATACCTTAACTTTTGCTTCTGGAAATCTACCTATGAAATCCACCTCAAAGCTAACATCATCCCCTGCACCAAATGAATATAGGGTATTTGTTCCTTGACAAAGTTCATTTAAAACAACATAACCCCCATCTTCATTACGACCGAGCCTTTGTTTAGTAAGACCACAGTCATAAATCACAATACTGCTAAAGAATTTGTCTATATTTTTCATTTGTCCATCACTAACATGTGTTTCCCAGCCACACCAGAACGAATAGATTCAATAGCTCTATTCACATCTTCGAGTGGGAAATACTTTGTTATCAAACCCATAAGAGGTAACTTTCCAGTTCTCCACAACCGAAGATACCTTGGTATATCAACATCAGGGTTAGTAAGTCCACCTTGACTATCAAGTATAGTTTTACCATTGTAGTGCTTTCGCATACGGGTAAAGGTGACATCACAAATATGATGAGGTTGACCTACTAGTATGAGTTTCCCACCCGATGCTGTTAAATTAAGTGCAGTGTTAATTACATCTGGTACCCCAGTACATTCTATTACTATATCGGAGTCACCACACATTTTAAAGGTGAGGTCATCATAGTGAGCAACCACAGCACCCATACGACTTGCCATAACCAAAGCATCTTTGTTAATATCTATTGCATATACAATAGAAGCACCGGCTAACTTAGCACCAAGTATAGCTGAAAGACCAACACCACCACATCCAATAATAGTCACCCTTTGTCCAATTCTCAATTGTGCTTCATTACAAATTATCCCAAAACCAGTTGTCACCGCACAGCCCATAAGAGCAGCTATTTCAAACGGTATATTTTTATCTATTTGGGTCAATCTGTTTTCAGACACAACAGCTTTCTTACAGAAAGTATGTACTGGACCACCACCAATCCCATCAAATAACTCACTTGATGTGCGGTAGTATGCTGGTGAAGCCTCTATACCAGAACCTTTTCGCCAGTGCATTACTACGCGGTCACCCGGTTTTATCTTACAAACACCCGGTCCAACCTTCTCAACTACCCCACCACCCTCGTGGCCCAGCATATGTGGAAGATATGGGTCCCGTCCTTTTGCTCCCATTATCTCACCCAACTGGGCTCCACATATGCTAGACCTTTTTACAGCTACCAAAACCTGACCAGGTTGTAAATCAGAGGGTAGGGTAACATCCACAAGTTCAAGAGGTTGTCCGAATTTTACTAAAACAGCACCTAACATATCAACACCTCAACCGGAACTTTAGGAAATTCAAGTATAGCACTATTAGGACTTGCATTTATAATCTGGATGTCCATCTCCTGTGCATCTTCCTTTATTTTAGGAAACCCGGTTAAGTGCCTATTGAAATTAGGTGGTTTTCTACCCGTTCCATGGCCACCATGCCAGTGGCTAACTCTTTTTGGGTCGAGACACATATCAAAGCCCAACAGTATAATTCGCTTAGCACCTAAGTGTGCAGCCAAACTTATAGCGGCTGAACCACTATTATTGTTCCATGCGACTTTGGTATTGTCCCTAGTTATTCCAAACTTACACTTCTTATCTTTAGGCAGAAATTTAACACCATCTTTTTCAAAGGTACCTTCACGCGGTGCACAAGATACTTTCAAACCAGGCCATTCAGCTAAGGTTTTTCTGTGGACCAAATACCATGCGGAGTCACCGAAGAACTCTACATCAATCCATGTGCCAATCATATAGCAGTTATTAACTCCTATAACATGCTTATCATATATTGGCTCAAAATACTTAGAGTATGCACGTGGTGGATACTCACCAGACATAACCTTCTGCACAATTTCCTCTGGCACTTCAAATTGCCTAGGCATCGAAGGTCCACCACCCATTATCCAGCACTCCTCACCTTCCCAAATAGGGGGTACAGCCCACGCAACCATTACTGCAAACCACTAAGAATTGCTTCGGCCTTTGCTTTAGATAAAGGTTTAGCATTTAATGCTTTACGAGTTGAAACATTGATAATATCAAATGAACCTGGTTCATCTGTATTCTCAATGACCTCATAGCTGGTTGGAGCCAAACCCGGAATTTCTTTCTCAAGTTCATCTGGAAGTGGTTCCAACGGGACCACCACATCCCTGAAGGCCTTAGGAATCTCACTTGGTTTAGCTTTGAAGGTTTGTTTAGGCTTAATTATTTGAGACTTATACTTCTGTGAAACTTCATTCCACTGTTTGAGTGTGAAAGAACCACCACCCAACTTCTTCCACCAAACCTCTTGTTCACCATCATCTAGTTTAACATTGGAAATAAAGTCATTATCGTCAGGAGGCTCAACATCATACTCGGGGTCAAACGGCTCCGGCATCGTATCATCAACCGGAGCCGTATTAGACCTTGTTATCTTCTTCTTACTCTTACTACCTGTTTTCTTCTTAGTTTTCTTTGTAGCCATGATTAGCTGTCCTTTCATTAGTATGGCATGATTAGCCTAACAGTTCAGTTATGATGCGTGGACAATACCAGAACGGTTATTGTCATCAGAACGAATCTGAGGAACCTGAATGGTCAGCACCTTAAACTTTATAAGGAACCCACCTTCAACTGTCCACTGAACATTCTGTTCTTCCATACCATTGACAATTCTAACGACATTAGAAGTCATCTGAACAAACAAGACATTATTTGCAGCCAATTTATCAACAACAACAATGTCTTCCAGATTACGAATCTTCTTCAGACGCTCATCAATAGTCTGGGTGGATTTACCACTGGTGTCATAGTCTTCATCCATAACTGTTTCATACGAAGTCGGTATGAACAAGACCCACGGACCATAGTGGTAATCATCAATGCTGGCCTGCTTCATAGCAATAACATCGGCAAGGATGTTCGCCGCTGTATCAGAAGACCAGGAAGTACCGAGTGAATACGTATTTCGGTCGGTGTGATTGACCAATGAGTATATGGTACCTCCACCGAAATCATATGATGTATCGGTGAAAAGCATGTTTTCCTTATACTCTTTTATCTTCCGAGTAGCGCGTTCCGCATCATCAACATCAATGGGATTACCCAACTTACGCGATGCCTCAAGTTCACGAAGATTGATTTCGTAATCTACGTGAATTATCGGAATCGGGATGTAATGGGTCGTATACACAGGCCGGTCACCAGGTCCTCGTGTCAACGCATCCATTGTCATCTCGGCTTTCATCGCGTCACCGCGCTGATGCCACTCAAGAACCGTTGTACCCATAGCATTACCAAGATTGTAGGTCAGACCTTTACTCTTGATATAGTCAAACCCAGTCAATCTCTGCTCAGCAATACCAATAACGGCTTCATCGAGTTGCTTCCACTCATCACGGCGAAGGGTAGCATTACCCTGAATCTTCACAGCTTTCCAACTGGCTTTCTTCTTCGGATTACCACCCATATGTACATCCACATATGAAAAACCATCATCGTGGATGAAAGGGCGCCGCTGGAATGGGTCTAAAGCACCGTTCTTCTGGACTTGCTGTGCTATCTCACCTCTTGTTTCACCGTTTAGACTCATATAATCTACATTAACTCGCATTCCCACTAGTTTTCACCTCCCTTCAAAATCAGTCAATTTTAACTCGACAGCGGTAAGTTGATTCAGCACCACTCGAACTCCTAAGGTCAAGAGCTTCCAGTGCAGTACCTATAATACTACCAGGCACCTCTCCAGAGCTCGCACCTTCGCGTTCCTTCAACCTACCATTACCATTGGATACCAACTTATCACCAATAGCAATATTCTCACCATCAGCAATAAGTGTATACACTTCATCGCCGGTATTAAGCTGTCTGAATCGCACAGGGTCACCGGCAGCGTAAGCATCATCTATACCATTACCCTGAAGAGCATCTTCTATTGCAAACAACTTAGCCGCCGCACCATCAGCAGTTGAATGAGGCTGAACAGTATCAGCAGAAGTAAACTCAATCAACATACCAGGTGTTATAGCAGAAGCTGCATCACGCTCATCCTGAGCATTGGTATAGTCTTTCAGAATGACTGTATTGTAAGTCGTCACTAGCTATGTCACCTCCCTTCAATTATTCTTCGTCATCTTCAAATCTGCCAGTACCGAGAGGCTCTACTCCCTCATGGGCAGAAATGTTGTCATCACCAGCACCCTGACCAGAATAGTCTCTCTTCTTACCGGCCAACTCCGCAAGTGCTTCAAGCTCCTTAGTCGATTTCTTGCTCAGGTCATCCTTAGTGAAGATACTCGACCGCTCAGTTATATGAGCGATAAGAGCCTGCCGCTTTTCCTGATGGAGAGTCAACCCAGCTTCGACATAATCCCTCATATCAGAACTAAGTAGAGAGAGGAAAGTATCCTTATCAGCTATTTTCCCTTCCATAGCCGCAAGCACATCTTTCTCATTCGTTTCAGGCTTTTTCTCCTCAGTCTCAGTTGTGTCTTCCTTGTTTTCCTGCACCTCTTCCTCACTTTCTTCTTCCTCTACAGGAAGCAACTCTTCCAAGAAGTCTTTACCCAGCTCTCTACCAAGGTCCATGAGCTTGGTCTCGTCCTTCTCTTCCCACTTAGTTGCTTTGTGAGCAATAAGTGCGGCAACAACCTCTTCACAACCATCACATTTCTTGTCCTTAGGCATACTGTCACCTCCTTCCGAGTTAGTCTCTTGTGTATTTGCAGAAACAAACTCGACTTTTCTTGTAACTGCTTTAGGTTCACCTTTCAAGGTTATCTCTTCATTATCACCCATTTCATACTTTTGCTTATAGTAGCCAGAGGTATTTGGGCCTCTAACCTCATAAATAAAAGTATTATCTTCAAATACATCTACCAGGAAATGGATTTTTTCACCATTGTCCATAGCGTTAAGTTTATTTTGTATTCGTTCCATCACCTCCCCGTATCCTGCGTTCATCTGAAGCACAGAATACCCCTTTTTGTTTAGACCTCTAATTATTTCGACACTTATGGGGTTCAAGCCTTCACCTCCCTTCCCTTCATTTGCACCAAATCCACAACCGTCTGCAACACTACATGCTCCTACTGAATCCAATAGTATTGCAAAATGGTCAGGTCGGTAATTCCTTGCAATACCAATATACTCTTCACCATTCCAAACACCAGAGACGATTTCGTTATCAGTATACACCCCAGTGCTCCCTTCGATTTTCGCTCCTTTCTCAATCATAAAGAGTATATCAGGTTCAAGTTGTTTGACCTTATCAATATCAAGCCACGCTTCAGACCGTAACTTACCATCGAAGTGTGTATTGAAAAGCCAACCACAATTACTATCTTCTATAACCTTTGGAGAGTTACATGAAATGTATTCACCGTTTTCCTCTGGATGGCATAATGGAACAGGTCTGCCATTCCATGCCTCTGGAAACCTCTCGAGTTCTTCATCCAGATGTAATATCGGCCCGTGGCTACCGTTATGTACACCTTCAACAAAAAGAACTACGGGAATAACCACATGCTCTCTACCATTATACGTTTCATACCTAACTTCATACTTGTTTATACTAAGTGCATGAGTTTCAAAAGTCTCCTCATGGTCGGAAAATTCATTACCAACTACACCATTAGCTTGCCTGATAGCCTTAGGTGCACACTCTTCATCAGAGCCACCTTCATCCATACATTTTTTCAAAGCTGCATTCGCAACCCTAACCCACTGACTTTTCTGTTTGGCAGATAGGCCTTTTTTATGTTCATCTACATCAGACACTTTCCACGGCATTATTTACGTCTCCTTCGTCGTACCTTGTCAGTCACATCGACTGGTAAAGCAACACACCTGCAATGTGGATGAACTGGTATAATAAACTCAATTTCATCCAGAGTATAGGGTTTTGCTCTACTTTTCTTCTCAAGAGCTAGGCATTCAGGGCATACCCCAAAATCGGCCGTTTTCAACTCTGCTTTGATATATACCCCTTCAACCGCCCAGTTCTTATATTCCTGTATAGTTGCAACGTGGTGAGCTCTGATTATCTCTGTTCGGGCCAACATTGTGGCCCTACGTTTGGCAGGAATGAATCTACCTGCCGCGTCTGTTATCCCCAAGTCACCAAAAGGACCAGTTATAGTTCTGGTTAGGTTCCTTGCAACTGCACGTGGACCCAGTCCTTCAGCTATGCCCTGTGCTAAGACCCGACTAATTTGGCTATCCATAGCCGAAGTTATACCAGTTAGTTCTTTAAACGTTCTTATATAGATAATACCAACTCTATCTATATGGAACGGTGAGTCAAACGCTGAAGAAATACCACCCGTAGTAGTAAGTTCAGGAACATCATAACCAGCTTTAATCAACTCACTACGAGCTCTTTTAATCCCCCTTTCGTAAGCAGGTTTCACATAAATATTGGTCCAAGGCTCTTTCAATCCAAGGCCTACCTGCTCATAAGTTGTAGATTCAAGTATCCCTTTTTCAACTTGTTCATTGAACCAAGCCATGAACGCTGCTATTTTTGCTTCGGATGTTGGAAAATCAAACTGTTGCTGTACTCCTAACATCCGGCGAAACTCTTCAGCTTCTTTCTCACGCTGGGAACCAAAGCCATCTTCATCAATAATAACTCTATTGATGTCCTTAACCAGGCTATTAAACCGCCTTTTCATGTCTCTGGCAAATGAGTTGCGAAGAGTCAGCGTTCTAGTCGGGTCGACTCCATTAGCATGTGCACAGATATGCACATGTTCTTTTTGTATATCAGTTAAAGACATTTCGGTCTTTTCTATCGTATTCTGCACCACTGTCATCCGCATCACCATCTTGCCCACCGGCTTTCAAACCCAGTTTGGCAAGAAATTCAAGTTCATCTTCATCAAGTGTTGACCAATCAATATCAATAGGCTTCCCACCAGGTCCTGACACTTCCTTAGTAGAAATATCACGCCATATTTTAGGCCAACGATTCTTAAGCCAGAATATAATCGCGGTGGTGTCAGGTTTATACCTTTTCATAATTTTCTCTTTAATGACTTTACCGCGATATGTGGTAACATAAAGTTCTTCTTGCTCATAGCCGGTAGCGAGTTTAAATAAAGAATCTGCTACCGCACTATCTGCTATTAGCTGGCCTTGTCTAATAGCTTGCTTAAAATCTTCACAGTTCTTCTTCCAATTTAGAATAGTCTGCCTGGTCACATCGAATGCGAAGGCCATCTCCTTATCTGTGAGACCTAACATTGCTAACCGCTTTGCGAACGCTAGTCTCTCAGGCGTGAATTTATGAGGCCTTCCTCTCTTCTCCTGTTTCTTCTTCACTTTCATCTACCTCGTCTCTCGCGTTGTTAAAATCCTCTTCATCCCGTAGCTCCTCCAAACCTTCCTCTTTAACCATTTCCATAATGGTTGCAATCTGTTGGTCATCATACTTAAGAACAAACTCAAGATAGGCTCTAAACGGAAATACTGTGTAGGCCGCAGACCCAACATATTGATTAAGAGCTCGACTTATAGTGTCACCAATCTTTGCTTTGTCTTCATCACTTGGTGAGAATAAATCCTTCCACTTAGTAGAATATCCTGACTCGGTTGATGGTGTTGACAACACTCCGGCAAATACTAGTCTATCCACAAACGGATATATAATTCTAGGTTCAGCAAAACCTTCACGACGACTCTTTACAATTTCAAGCCAATTAGACCGGTCTTCACTGCTTGCAAGTTCACCCCTTTCACTTCCAACCAATATTCTTTTTGGAATACCCGAAATCGCACTAATTGCCTGAATTTGTATATCTACATGATTAGCAGGGTCAGCAACCTGCATAGCAAGAGGGTTAACATCCATATTCTCGAAGGCTAACATTCTACGGAGATTGTTTTCATATTCATCAATCTGGTCTTCAAGGTCTTCAAGGTCATCCCTACTAAATGCACCATCATTTTTCACAGAAAGTGCATAACCCGGTCGACCACCTCTCCAAAACATTTCAGCGGAACCACCCATAATCTTCTCTAAGTCCATCAGTCTGTTCCATATAGGTTCGAGTTTGGGTGTGCCTTTCACCTCTGACTCGTTTAAATCATCAGAAACATGTATAACCCTGGTGTGGTGAACAAGAACTGTTATACTTTCTCTATTATCACCCGGCTCTTTTAAAGTTATTTTGTAAGTTAAAGGCTGGCCATATCGTTCATTCGATGGGTCGTTCTCCCAGGTATGGACATCAGCACTTCTTTGGAAGAGAGGTTTAACATACAATAATTCCCTACTCATTGAAGGTCTTACTGGCTTTGCTAAACCATTTTTATTTGATATATCATCGAAGCCTAGAAGTAGAACACTGTACTGTCCAAGACCACACATCTTATCAACCCGAGCAAACTTATCAACCAAAAAGAGTCTTTTGTCTAACTCTTTCCACTGTTTCTCAAAATCGGTTTCTTTATCATCGTTCGCCTCAATAACATTCAAACCACCGGACCAGGTAGACTTAACAGGTCGGTCAATCACCGCTTTTGCTATGTCTTGTCTTTCGTATCTAGCAAGATAGTCGCGCAACTCAATACTTGTTGGATACCCAAGTGCTTCATATAAATCACGTGAAGTGCCATACTGATACCCTAATATGCTTGCAGATTCAGCACGAGAAATAACCGAACCAGAAATATAATTAGTCTCTGCCATAGCCTGAAGACTTCTCAGCCTATTTATGGCTTTAACATACCGCGGAACTAACTTTCTAGGAGGCTTGGTTCGTATCAGTACACCCATTTATCTGGTCTCCAATTTATACCGTTCTCATCCGAAGCCGTTTTCTTGCAATCTTCCTGTCTCGTTTCTCGCGTTCCTCTTTAGACCTCTTTTTGAAAAGTAAACCTGCTTTCTTCTTACCTGAAAGAACATTGAAAGCCCCAGCCGAAGCGTCAACCATGTCATCATGAGCCCCAAAAGGAAAATACCTTAACTCATCAATATACTTTTTATTCCAAGCCCCTTTGAGTAAAATCACATTACCATGATTAACCTGCACACTATATGGGTCTGCTCTAATTACCTTATCGCCTGAAGGTCTATCGGTGAAAGCAGAAAAACCCGCAAGATTCTTTACAGTCGCTTGAGCATCACTTTTACCCGAAGCACCAGGTTCTACTTCGATACCTACCTTGACCTTAGTACCATCAGATTCAGCAGTTTGCTTAATAGTATCTTCACGGATATTGGTAGACCACTGGCCATGTTCAACATGAAGAACAGCATACCTGCCATCCTTCAACTTAGCCATCTTTACTCCAGCAGTGAAATCACCTTCATCTTGAGAAGCCGCTTTATCCCAGTATCGTATGGTGTATTCAATAAGGTTGTCCATAATACTATCAACAACAACAAAGTTGTCAACTTTGAACATACCCCCACCAGGTGGAGTGGGATTTTGACCAATCTGTCCTGCATAACCATACTGACCCAGCTCGGCCTCAAGCTCTTCCAGCACACCCCAACTCAACCTCTTCGGGTCCAACAAATCATCTACATAATTTTCCACTACTTCTTTCGGCTTAACATACTTCCTATAATTACGAATCTCACCAGGTAAACAAATATGCTTGATGTTCTTCCTCTTTTGCTCCAACATAGTCCCGGTGGGGTCTGCCTGGTGCAACCTCTGCTGGATAAGAATGGTCGGGGTTACTTCTTTATCGGTCTTTCTTGTAGGAAGGGTTTGAGACATCCAGGTGTTAGCCCTTTCCAGCTTCACCTCACTAGCTGCCTCATGTGGATTCAACGGGTCATCAACAATCAGGATATGTGCATGATACCCAGTCAACGTTCCACCCACAGATGTACTAAATCTATTACCACCACTAAGTTTATTACCTCTCTCGTCGATTTTCACAATTCTAAAATTACTTTTAGTATCCTTGTCTTCCTTCACTTCAAGCTCAGGGAAAATCTTTTTAAACTTCTCACTTCTAATCAAATCACGACTATACTCTGCCTGCTCTAATGCCAGCGGCCCACTATAACTAGCCGCAATAAACCGCATCCAATACCATTTTGTCCAACACCACACCGGGAACATAATGGTACATGTAATACTTTTTGTCGACCCCGGTGGAATGTTTATTACTAAATCATGCTCCTTTGGTAGCCCATCGCCAACCCTATATGCAATATATTCTAATTCCTTACAAAGAAATGCAATATGCCAATTCCACTTAGGCTTATCTGACGATACACACTCCCAAAATTCCTGCATAAACCTAAAGAAACTTCTCCTGCACAATTCAGCAATGGCCATATACGGGAATCTAACGGCCGTGCGCTTCGCTTCCCTTATCTTATAATCATCGGAATCATACACTTTCATCTCACGGGTGGGGGGTGGGATGGTCCTTACTATCCTATTCCTTTTTGCCGGCTCTTTAATAGTTCTTATCATAGAATCTTCGTGGAACTCGTTATTTCCCAAGAAAAATTTGACACAATATTGTAAAACTGCTTTTTACATAAAAATTTTCACACATATCGAAGGGGCTTCAACCCCGCTACGCAGAATTTGCATGGGCGATTAAGGGGGGGATTTTGCGGGAAAATTGATTTTTTTGATTTCCTTGCAATCCCATAAAATCCCCCAATTTTGATTTTCTCTCAAGATTTTCAATTTTCAATCAATTTCAATATATGCAAGATTTTCAATTTCCATGCAATTAATCAATATGCAATTTCTGAGATAATGAAAATTG